ATGTTGCACCACCATATTCAAGTTCGTAACTTACTGAGATTTTTTTTCCAGGTGTTTTACCTTCTTTTCTCGCACAAATCACACCACCACCAAATTGAGTTGCAAGTGCCGATGAAAATAAATAACCACGAGAGTCTATACCAACCCAATAATCAGGATTTCTAACTCTTCTACCCATATCAACTATGGCTTCTAAAAACATTTGTTGATCTGCCAGTAATGGTGATATGTCTTTAAAATTTACACCTTTAATTGGAAAGTCTGGTACTTCTTTTATAAATCTTTTATACCCATCCATGAGCTTCACTCCATAATTTAGTTGTTTTTGGAAACACTTCTTTCATTTGTTTTAACAATACTTTAGCATACTCCTGTATTTCCCATTGCGATGTCTTTTCATTTCTTAATTCGATAAAATTCATCACGGCTTGAAAAGATGCTGTCCAATATACTTCTGTATATTGTGATAAGGGTAAGACTACCCTGGCTTGTTCTTTAGCCACACCTACATCTATCAAACTTTCATAATACATCTTAACTTGTTTCATAAGTGAATGATACATATGGTCTGGTCTAGGATCAACTATCTCGGTGCCATCTTCCTTAACAAACATGACCTGACCTTCACTTGCCTGTTTATTATCTTCTGATTGTTTTCTCCAAACATCAGGAACATAAAAATCCTCAACCTCTACATATCTACCACTTATCTCGTTCCAAGCATGGTCTTTCGCGGATGAGTTAGATGTAGTCTCAATACCAACCACATGTTTGTACCATTGTCTCATTACAAACTCTGGTGCTTTGATATGAAACTGAACTTGTAGATGTCTGAATGGAGAATAGTGTTTGTGTTTTGCCAAATAACGAACTAATCTTTCATCTGACTTGTCCCACTTTTCTTTTCTTTTACCAAATGATACACGAGCAGAATTAACTACGGTCAAATCATTACCGAGTGAATCAACGACCTCTATGAAACCCTTGTCCAAAACATCGGATTTAATCATCTACCTTGTCCTCTGTATTTTTTCTTAAATCTCTTTGAACCAACTTTTGTACTAAACTTTGTACCTCGGCCTTGTCCTTGTCTTGTTTTCTTTTTGGCTTTGGTTACTCTTTCAGCACCAAAACCACCTTTAGCTTTTGCCATATAACCTCTTATTTTTTATTTATTTTACCGAAATTTAGTTTGGGTGAACCTACTCTTCTTTTCAGTTCTAATAACGAAATATCACCCACCAAAGACTTTTTTCTTTTCGCCGTGGTACTCGTAGGCATGTCCATTCTCCTTTAATAATTCATTAACTGACTTCTCGTGTCCTTTAACGAATATCTCTCCGAGAACACGACCATACTTACCTTTACCGTGTGATATGATACTGAACTTACCCTCGTCTGAATTTTCTAACAGGTCTTTAACATATGCTTTTGCTTCCAAACCTTTAGCTTTTTCCTCTAAGTCTCTTGTCCTCGATTCCCAAGTATCTACACCATAAAATCTGATTCTATTTTTTACCCAAACATCAAATCCTAAATCTATCATTGCGTCACAAGTGTCACCATCGACAACCCTAACTAACTTACAACTATAACCATGTTTTTTTACTTGTTTACCCATTACTATCTCCTAATTTATATCCATCTTGTTGCCATTTCGTAACTCCACCTTCAAGTAAATGTACATCTTCAAAACCCATGTCTTGTAATAGTTTTCCACCTATTGCAGCACATAGACCAAGTCCACAAGTCATAACGACTTTTTTTGACCTGTCTTGTATTCTATTATCTTTAAAATCATCCGGCACAGAAGCATCAGCTTTATAATATAAAGTTCCTAAAGAAATATTTATGGCACCATCGATCATTCCTCGAGCATCTACCTCTTCTTTGTCATTAACATCTAAGATTACCATGTCTTCTTTATTTTCAATCATACTATTCAATTCGTCTGAATTTATTACATTTAATTCATTAACGGCATCTCCAACTATTGTATTGAAGTCTGTTTTGTTCATTTTGTCCTCTTGGGTTTTTATTATTTAAATACTAAATTAAATTTTTTTATTATTTAATTTATTTTTTGCTTTCTTTAAAACTTTCTTTTTCTTTTCGTGTCTTGCTAAAAGTATTTCCTCTTTAGTTCTACGTTTTGCTTTCTTTTTGGGTTTTATTTTGGTAGGTGGTAGTGTGCCTTTCAAATCTGACTGCTCCTTACCCTTATGAAAAACATTTCCATCCTTATCAACAAATTCATTCATAAAGTGCCAACCTGATGGACGACCTGTTTTAACTCTTGTGGGTTTACTTTGTTCAGGAAACATTTTGTTCATTCGAACCGTTAGGGCTCTACTACCCATAACAGATGTAGCCTCCACACCTACGTTACGAACTGGTTCGCCTGTTATCTTACAATCCATATATGGGATTCCATCAATAAAATAACCACCATTCATTTCAAATCTCCTTTCTTTGTTTTCTGGTTGTTTTTGTTTCATAACAATAATATACTTTTAAATAACTATATAAGTCAAGTATTTTATTCATATTTTATTAACTCTATTTTGTTACCACTTGGATCTTCAATGTACTTACTTACACTACCATCTCTGTGTTTTTTACCAACAACTTCCTCCACTTCGAATGCTATATGATAAGGATGCTCGTCTTCTGTAACTAATGCTAATTTAATATTGTCGAACTGTAAAAATGCCCATGTATCGTCACTATATAAAATTCGACAATCGTAATTATCATGATACCAAGCAACAGATTCTTTAATATTATTTACTTGAATGGCAATATGATCAATTTTTTTCATAAAATTCTGTGTCAATTATTTTCATACATACATACCAATCATTATCTTTTCGTAAAATAGTGTCGGCCAATCTCCATTGACTCTTTAACTCTTCAGTAGAGAACGAAGTATTGACCGACACAACACCGAGAACGATATAACCATTATCTCCTACGGAGACTATTTTCACTTGATTTTCACGATGTTCTTCTTCGGTAGTTCGGGTTCTACTTTCGGAATTTCTACTGAAAGGATTCCATCCTTGAAATTAGCAGAGATATTATCTCCATCTAATAATTCCCCCAAGGTGAATGACCTTTTAAATGAAGAGTGTTTCAACTCTCTACGAAGCACTTTAGCTTTTGCTTCATCAAATACACCACGATGTTTCTCACCTGATATAGTTAGAGTTCCATCTTCTACTTCAACGTTTAAGTCCTTCTTATCAAGACCAGGAATCTCAGCAACTAAACCAACCTTATCATCGTATTCGTATACGTTGACTTTTGGATATGCTGAATTACTAAAAGGTGTAACTCCGACTTGTTCATTGATTTGTGGAAAAGATGTTGATACTATATCATCAAACATCTTATCGAATGGTGTTAAAAATGATTCCCTATCGATTACAGGCAATCCTCTATGAAATGTGACTTTTGTCATTGTACTACTCCTATGTTATTCATTTGAACTAACGACATCCCACTTTGTGGCGATGTTCTTACCTATATAGTACAATAACTGTTCCAATAATTTTTTAATGACAATATGACAGAGTTTTATGGTTTATCTATGTCAAGGTATGACTCTTCGTCTTTCCACCATTCATACTGTTTATTTTGTAGTGTAGCTCTGAAAACAGATTCATACTCTTCATCGGACATAACTTTCCATAATTTATCAAAAGAACTTTCCTCTATTCTTTTTCTACCAACAAAATACATTTTTGCTGCTTTTTTACCGTAACCAGAGTGTAACTCTGTTGTATCAACGATATTATCATGTTTATCAATTAATACCCATCTCATCTTTTGTCTCCTACTCGCTGTCTACAACCTCTACCTTTACAGAGTCTATTTTTTCGTGACCGTGGTCGTCTATGTAACTGCCATAAATAGTTATGGTTGAATCTATAAATTCTTCCCAAACAGCAAAAACTATATGAGCATTACCATCTTCATCGGTCATACTTGACGGATTAACTAAATTAATCCGGTCATACCCAATTTGATAAATTTCTTTTGATTCCCATGATATGTGTTGAGCCCAACCACATTCCGTTGTGATGTCTAAAACTGAATAGGTTTGTTGTAGGTTATGATTAAATTCTAATTGATATACACCACCAACCGATGGCAAAGTTGACGTTATTTCAAATACACACTCACAATCCTCTTCAACTGCAACTGGATTTGAACAACCGATAACTAAAAAAACTAATGACAAAAATAACCTTATCATTGCTACTCCTTTTCTATTTTTACATCCTTCATTTTTATAATCTTTAATTTGGTTTCCTCTAACCATTGTATCCACTCATCAATCTGAGTTATAATTTTAATCTTATTAACATCGTGATCTTCATTATCAAGTATTCTATCTACCCATTTCTTTATCATAGCAAGATAACCTGACAACCATGTGGCAATTTCTTTTCTTTCTGTTTCCCAAACACTCATCATATTACTCCTAAAGTTAACGCTAAATATCATTAATAGTCAAGCACTTTGTAAACTATTTTTATTTTGTAAGAAGTGGTTATCGTCCACTTATTTACTAACGGAGTAAAGGATTGATCTTTTGAATTTTTTACTTTCATTTCCTCACCTATAAATATCAAAATGAATATTCAAAACCTATTTTAGCCTTGTAGAACTGTTTACCTTGTAACTTAGAGATTTCTCCAAGATTGTATATTCGTATCTTATCAGTAAGTTTCCAGCTTACTTTAAATTTATCCTCAAACTCAAATGTATCTCTATCTTCTTCTTCGTTTGGTGGGAAGTATCCATCGAATGTAATCTCAACTTCTATCTTATCGTTATGATACTTTTTCTTTTTACTCATACCAAAAGATATGAATGTTACAAAATTTTGACTAAGAATATTATCTTCATCATTACGACTTGTAAATCCAAACGACCAATCTTTCCACTTACTTCGCCAGTCAATCTTTAGATACTTGACATTACGACTCTGTTTATTCATGTACTCAGGCTTGAAATATATTTGATTGTCTAGTTTCAACCAAATTAAATCATCAACATAAGGTTCACCAAGTTCCCTCTCCCATTGTCTATTGACGTAAAAATTTTCATGATTTAATCCGACACTAATTTCATAGTCATCAGGATTAGGTTCGACATTGGCTGTCCTTGCCGCGAATGAACTGAATAACATTACACCGGCTAATAAACTATCTAACATTACTTTAATCTCCGATTGAAAAACTCATCAATGAAACCTTTACCAACATACATAATTGTTATCCATAATGATATTTCAAATACCTCTCCATATCCAAGATAATTTAAAGTCTCAATGTCCATTACTTTCTCCTATCCGATTTTATACCGGCTTTTCTTTTCTCGTATTTTCTTTTTCGTGGTTTCTTTTTTCTTCTGTCTTCACCACTTCTTTTATCTATACCTATCCATCGTTTTAGTGTCTCTATTGCTTTCATGAATTTACTCATTGTTTTCTCCTAGCTTTAAATTCCTAATATATCCTCATCTTTTTCTTGTTTTGGGTATTCTACAAACTTAGGTTTATAACCCACAGACTCTAATAAATATCTAAATATCTTATTTAATGTAAATGAAATATGATAAAGACCATTTGAAAATAAATAAGACAAAAAAATAACCAATAACTTACCTATCTCATTAATTGATTGATGCTCTAGTTCTAACTTCATTACGCCCAACCCATTATAACAAAATGAAAGTACAAATACCCTAATATTAACCAAACAAAACCTTTAAAATACTCCCACCTTACGTCCGCTTCGGTTACACTTCTTTTTGATTTACTTTTCATTACCACTCTTCTCTTCTACCGAAATCATTCTTTTCGATTCTCTTTTTCAGATGTCTTTTATATTTCCAAAGAAATATTAACTTCTGTAACCTATCAACCATGTAGTTCAAGATACTTAGCAACAGCCAACTCCTTGTGTTTAGCCTCTACCATGATATCAACATCATTACCATAAGTGTCAATATAATCGTAGACGTAATCAGAATGGGCTTGAGGTCTAATTGATTCGTCAAGTCGTTCTTTACTCCGACTCTCGCTATAGTGTACAACTGGTGTGATACCCTCCGGCCAAGTTGATATAGCCAACTCCAAAGCCTCTTGTTCACTAAGCCCCCCATCACAAAAACGGTGGTGATGGTAGTCGAACACAATGGGCACGCCAATTCTACTGTATACTCCATGATATAACTCCTTAACTGAATACATACTTGATTTATCATCATTCTCTACCGTCAAACGAGACTTAACTCTATCCGGTAGTCTTTCAAAATTTTTACAAAACCTTTCCATTGATTTTGGTTTGTCACCATAAGCACCACCGATGTGAATATTAATTTTGTTGTATGGTGTTCTACTGAGATTCATCATATCAAATGTATCGCCATGCATCGTCAAGTCACCAACACAATTTTCAACAACATGTTCGTGTGGCGAAGTCAATACATTGAAAGGACCTGGATGAGATGTAATCCTAACACCATGTGTATCTACCTTAACACCAGCAGAATGTAAATATCTTTTAATCCACTTCAAATCTTTTAAGTCTTCCCATTCATACTCCGACTTCCAAGGTGCAAGTCCACTAGTAATACGAAAAAACTTATAACCATTTAAAATGTTCCAATCGATAATTTTATCTAAGTCCATGGCATTTGCCAGTGCAAGTTCACTCGCATAATCCACACCTTTGGACTCAAACGTTCTCTTAATCATACTACGACCTGTAGTGATTGGTTTAACTCCCTTTTCTTTACCACCCCACTTTTGTGGATATGATAATTGCATGTTTATACACGCATAACCTATGTTCATAATAAGTTACTCCATCTTTTTAATTTTTTCTTTTTAACTTCTACTCTTTCGTAGACATCTTCCCAACTTATAAGGTCATATTCATGCATCAATTCCATCATACACACAACATCACCAACCTCTTTGATGAGTTTTTCATTGTCATGGTAATTATCACACCTTATAGCTTTACTACATTGTTGTATAAGTTCACCACACTCTTCCATAGTAATGGTCATTAATTCTTGTAGTTGATCTTCCATTTCATGTTTTTTATCTTTTAATTCCATAGCCATCCCCTCTATCCAATTGCTTGGTTTTTTTTTCATTCCATCACCCAGCCTTGATTTAAAAGAGTTTGTGCCTTCTTGTATTTTAATACTTTAACTGCATCATCTTTTTTGATAGTAACTAATTGATTACGACCTATTTTCTTTTCAACTTGGACAGTAGTATCTACTTTTCTATCCATACATACAACACCGTTGAGATGGTCGATTTCATGTTGAACACAGACAGACTCCAAGGTTCTTAACTCTGCATCTTGTTTTTTACTTCGTTGTTTTTCCCAACTACCTTTAGTGTCGGTAGGTGTTTCTGCTCCACTAAAATACCAATCACTTTCTGATTGTTCTGTGGATATAATCACATCTCTGTATCGTTTGGTGTGTACTCCTTTGCCTGGATAAGATAAACAACCCTCGTAAAAAGGTATTTCATTTTCTTTTGAAATGATTTTCGGATTGATGAGTACCAAAGGTTCACGAACATTGACAACGGCCACTTGTGCATCAATACCCACTTGATTAGCTGCCAACCCAATACCGTCCCCTCTTTTGTTAAGTATCTGAAATAGTTCTGTTGCGATAGATAGTCCTTCTTCAACTGAGACCTCACGAAGTTTTTTGTTTATAATAGGGTTGTGTTCTTTTATACAATTAATTACTTTCTTCATACTATTAATATACGAAGAAATAATGTATATGTCAAGGAATTAATTTAACGATATGTGATGGGATGACATAGATGGCACCTGTATCAGTTGTCACTCTGATAAAACCCTCAGCAGCCTTACCCTCAATAATTACTTTATCTCCACGATGTAGAGCACCCTTATCGTTAAAAAAGTCTTTAATTAACATTGCTTTTTGTTTCATTTGTAAAACCTCTCTGACGATGGCATATGTCCGTTATGTGAAAGGAAACAATTAGGACATAACAATCTCAGATTTTCTAATGTGTTGTTTGTTACATCTCCGTCCACATAATCTAAACGAAGAGCAACTGATTCTTTACCTATGATAATTTCATTGTACCCACAAGAACTACATTCTTCTTCAACCCACTTGTCTTTAAGTAGTCGTTTCTTAATGTACCCAGCCCTCATACGATACTTTTTAGTGCCATCAAGAATTTGGTCAAGTGATTTTATCCATCTACCATAACCTTTTTTAATGCCGACACCTGATGGATTTAGATGCCCCTCAAACAAGCCGTATGTTTTAGCATACTTACGGTAAGTTAGGTAACTTACACCTAACCAACGAGCAGCTGCCATATTAGATTTAGTCTGAGATTGAGCATCTTCAATCATCTTCTTGGTAAGAACGAGTTTCTTACCTTTGATTCTTATCGGCTTTTGAAAGTTACGACTTGACATAGATTTCGTCTTTATCTCCTAACTGAACTTCTTTTAGTTCTTTCACATCAAGTGCAACTCCATCTTTAACTTTACGAAAAGTCTTAGCTTGACTATTTGGTCTTAGTCTAAATACTTCTCCGATATTCACATCACCAAAGAATTCTTTGTCAAAATCACTACCAACTTTTGGTGGATCATATCTGTCTTGAGCGTGATCGTTTGCCATATTAATCCTCCACCCTTTGAGAATCTTGTAAATCTCTGACTATTTTTGAAATGTACTCGAAGTTCTCTGATACAAGATCAAAGGGTTTTACTTCTGAATAACTCACCTTAGCACCTAGATTTTTTTTGTACAAAGTTATATTTAACTTATCGTACATGTTGTCAATAGCAGCTCTAAGTTTTTTTAACTCTACTGATGCTTCATCACTTATTTTCATTTTTGTCTCCAAACTTAATTTCTAATTGATTTTTGTTTTCATTTTCGTCATTCCAAGGACCATCTTCCATTTCATCTATGTATCCAAATATAAAACCGGTGATGTCTTTTTCTAAGCTAGTCAATTCATTGAAGGCTAGCTTTCTGACAAAAAATCTTTCTTCTTTATCTACTATCGTGGTCATCAAGTTATTGATATAAGAACCTAATTTATTTTCCATTATAACCTCATATTACACTTATAAATAGTTAGTTAGTCTTACAAACAACATAGTTTTCTTCGATAAATTTAATAATATCTCCACTAGGTTTCCAACCTAAGACATCTTTAGCTTTTGTGTCTTTATTTAGTGTCTCTCTTATTTCACCAGGTCTGGCATCAATATATTCTGTGGGATAATCTCCAAAAGCTTTAGCTATTTCATTTATGGAGTAGTTTTTACCATTACCCAACTCAAATGATTGTCCATTTACATCTTTGTTACCCCAAACATCTAAATGAGCCTCTCCACATCTAATTAAACCGTCAACAATATCACCGACATGAGTAAAGTCTCTTCTCTGTTCTCCGTCACCAGTAATTGTTAATGGATTTCCTTTTTTAAACTTTCTCTGAAAAATACCTAGTACATTACAATAGCTACCTTCACTTGCTTGATATTCACCATATACATTGTAAAATCTACATATCGAAGTTGGAAGTTGGTATATTTTGTTATACAAGTCCAATAAGTGTTCATTCTGCCATTTGGTGAATGTATAAGGGTTAGCAAACACATCTCCGGTAACAGATGAAGAACCAGCGTATATGACAGGCGTTTCCCAATGTCTAGCCCACTCTAATACATTAATTGTTGCCATCGGACCTGACTTGAAGGTATCTACTGGTTTTTTAAAAGATGGCACTATTCTTGGTAGTGCTGCTAAATGAAATATAATATCAACAGGCTCTATTTGACAATCACAAGTAATATCACATTCACAAGTATTCCACAAAGACCACCATATAGTATCTGATAAATCTTTATCATAATATAAACAACCCTCTTGTTCATTTTCCTTCTTTCCCGTTGAATAGTTGTCTACGGATATGACTTCATGTCCATCTTTTAATAATCTTTTTATTAAGTTAGTGCCTACAAATCCAGCACCACCTGTAACTAATGCTCGCATGTTATTAACTCCTTCTCATATGTTTTTAAAGAGTTGATGTGAAATTTGAATATATCAAGTTCCATCTTCCCCAACTCTCCACTTTGTTGTAATATTTCTGATAAATTGACAATGGTTTGAAAATTTTGATTGTTCAATTGATTACAATCAAACTCAACTATTATGTTATTTTTTAAGTCTCGTGGTTTTTTATTTCCATACATCCATATCTTATTGTCTAAATTAAACTGAGTATTTGATTGCTCCTCCATTCGATACTCATTTGAGTATCTACCTACCGAACCATAATCTAGATAAATGTCACTACACCAAGGTTCTAATTCATACAACATTTGTTTATCACAATTGTATGCAACAAATCCTATGTCATATTTTGGTGGTATGATAGGTTTCAAATACTCATCGTGTTTCACCATATGTCCCCACTTACGAATAAAATTACGAGTTGACCTAAGATTCTGAGCTAACCACTCTGACGATTCTCTACCCTTCATAAACACTTGACCTGCTGGATTTCTCATAGCTCCATCTTTAAATCGTGAACCTCTACAAGTCATATGATATACATAGCCTTGCCAAGTCTGTATCGTTTCGTATCCAGCCAATACAAACCTATTAAATATATCAGAGTCCTCTTTTGATTGTGGAGCATACAACGGGTCGTGTCCACCAATACTTGTAAAGTCATCTTTATATATTGCCCAAGGAGCAAAGATACCATCTGTAACTTTATCTTCACCTTGTTTATCATCATCAAGAAACTTTAACAAACCTAACTCGTCAAACTCTTCTGGTTCTATACCAAAGTCTTGTAGTATCTTTTCAGGACCATCAGGATGTAGTGGTGGTTCAATACGAGTCGCACTAACTACTTTACCTCGTTCCAAATGTTTTAGAACTTCTTCATCCATTTTAGGACAGGCATACATATCAGCATGATAAATCATTACGATATCACTTGTCGCCATGTCTACTAACGTATCGTAAAGTATCGTGTGACCTAACCTCGTAGGTCCTTCGTTACGATGTATCTTTATATTACCATCTTTTTCAGCAATCTCTTGCATCCACTCCCAAGTCCCATCATCGGAGAAATCATCAGCCCAACATATTTCATGTCGGTATCCTAAGTTCTTTCTGATACTATTGTAAGACCACTTAAGGTACTTTAGATTGTTTCTACTTGGTTGTATAAAACTTATTACCTTATCCATTATGTAATTCCTCTAATATATTAGTTATGTATGGCACAAAATTACTCTCCGTATACAATGAACTTTCGTAGTGAGCCATTGTGCTAGCACTACAATGTTTGTAAAATGTTTCGTTTTTTAATTGTTTTGCTAATTCAATTGCACCTTGTAAATCTCCATCCTCTACCGTTAATGTTGGATGTAACTCTTCTTGTGTGTCTAAACCACTATATCCAATACAAGGTATACCGTGAAAAGAACAGTTTAATGCAAATGTTCCAGCAGCGTGAGTTGGCATTAAATGAACTCCAACATGGTATTGACTTAAATTATTCATCCAATCCACCCAAGTCATGTAAGGTAGATGTTGTATATCCATCTCATCTTCTCTATCTATTTTTCTACCCATTGATGGAGCAACAATTGGCATGTTAAATTCTTGAGCTACTATATAAGAATCAAACCCACCATACCACCTAACCATATTACCACCAATAATCACAGCATCACTCCACTCATTTCGTGGCGTGATACCCAACCTTTCAGCTAACATTAGTGTTGGCATTTTATGTACAGGTTTGTTTGTGATACCTCTGTAATAGTTTACATCTTTATGATTATGAGCAAACAACATATCAAATTCTGTAAGAGCATTAAACCACCAAATCTGCTGTTCCATTGTGTAATCTTGGAAATACCAATGAGGACCCTCCTGCATTGATATGGTTTTTTTACATAGTTTTTTCAAATCACCCAACATATCAAATGTCATCAATTTATCAACATTTGTTTTAGGTAGTGTTACTATGCCAAAGTCAAAATGATTATCACCAAAGTGTTGTAACACCTGTGGTAATTGAAAGATGGGATAATGTTCAGCACCCAAGATATATTTTGTAGATACGTCATTTCTCATATTAGGATTATCTAATGAAACCTTACCTTGCCAACCACCTTCGGTAAACCAAGCTATTTTGTAGTTACTTAACCCCATACTAATTTCTTCATTTCTTCTTTGGTCATTTTTTCAGCACTAGCAGAGTTATAAGGTTCAGATAGTTTGTTATTACCTTCGTTTTTTTCCATCCTTATGTGAATATCATCTCCGTAAATAAAAGTATTTGATATTTCTCTTTCTGATATTAAATCTTCATCTGTTTTTTCGCCTGGTCTTTTACCAACTATTTCTATGTCATCAGAAATAACTTTAGCTAAATCTAACATGTTTACGCATTTCATTTTATACGACTTTACAAAACCACCACCATTTTCTCTAGTAAACCATATCGTTCTATTGATTAAACCAGCTGCATCTTCTTTAGTGAATATTAATCTATTCATGTTTGAATCTGTAAGTTTAAGTGGTTTACCTTCTTTTTTTAACTTCAACCAAAATGGTAATACCGAACCAGCACTATGTGCCACATTAGCAAATCTAGTCAACGCAAATCTATTGTCGTATGTGTTAGTGTTCATAAAAACCCTCTCCATTAGATACTTTGAAGCACCATAAACACTCTCTGACAAACAGGCTTTGTCTGTACTGACACCAACTGTAATTGGAATATCATTTATGACACTAGCCTCTACCACATTTAAACTACCCATCACATTTACATTACACCCAGCAATTGGATTAGTCTCCATCAAATCAATGTGTTTCATAGCAGCTGAATGAACCACTACATCTGGTTTTACTTCTTTGAATACTCTAAGTAGTAAAGATTTATCCTCTATATTACCCACATAACATTTAACATTTGGATACTCTCTTTTTAAATTTGTTATGTTTTCTTCATTTCTACTAATACTAATGTACTCATTATCATTCTGTGCTATTATGGCTTTCCCTACAGTTCCTGTTCCACCTGTTATTAATATCTTCATATCAACTCCTAAATGCCATTTGGTTATCGTAATCTACTTTTAACCTTGGATAAAACTTTTTTTCTATATATCTAAATACGTCTTGATCTTGAGAACCTTTAGGATAGTCTTTAGGATTGGTTTTTAACCATTCATGATATTCCCCCATAGTCACACCGTGTGGAATAGCATATTTCATAGTCTCCTCTATCATTTCCTTTATAAAAGATGTTTTACCTATGTAAACTCCACTATTCAAATATCTTCCTGATTTATTAATAGTATCCACCCATTTTTTTATCTCTGGCATACAACTATAACCATCTATCGAATGTGTTGACATAAAAAGAGCATCACAATCAAAAGACTTAAATATATCCATTACTTTTTGTGGTTCATCAACCCATATCACATCTATGGCATCTAAACACATAAAGTATTCTGTTTTACATTCATCTGAATTCAAATAGTTATGTAACATCTCAAACTTAAATGTATTTCTCCACGGAAGTCTAGCATCTCTAAGAACAACTAAATCCATTCCTAAATACTCCATATTTCTTTCCAATATAGATTGTTCCTCATAACCTGATAGATGTGGTATTATTCTATCAGATAATGTTCCCTCATTTCTACAAGTAACTATAGTCAAATCATCTGGCTTCTCAAACTGTACAGGTCCACTTTGAATCAACTGTTCCATAGCTTGTTTTACTATGTGTCTATCGTGAATTATTGGTTGTGTTATATCCATCCTATATCCTTCAATAGTTTTTGTATGTTTTCTAAGTAGTCCTCACCAGCTCTAAAATTACTGACAAATCCTCTCTCACCCTCAATGCAATATTTACTAATTCTTTTTGTGTTAGAAAACCACCTAGTTTTGTTTACTAACTCTAACTCTCCCAAACCACTATATAAAAAATCTCTAAATGTTCCAGCGTGTGTGTTCCAAGCTTTAATACCATCATAACCAACACTATCAGTTCTTCCCTCTCTATTCACAATACCTAGTCCACCATCCTCAGACATATTGAATTTATTGTCGGGTAACAAATCTATTAATTCTTTTTTATAAAAACTAAATGAACCTCTTGGTGTAAAAGCTTTTGGAATGTCCTCTGAATAACCATTGTCTAAAAAGTACCAATCATTATCATTTTTTACTAATTCAATTTTAAATTTATCTCTTCCAACTCTTGATTCTTTTATTGGCTTATAAAGTTCGATGTTAGTATCGACAATATCTAAAAATATTTTTTCAGACATTATAAGATTGTCATCATGAGTTATACAAATAATGTCATACTCCTTATAGTCGTAATATTCAGACCATTGATTGAAACACTCCATGTCACCGACAGTATTTTCTTCAAGCATAAAATGCCAACCCAAACTAGATATCTGCTGAGTGGTTATTGGATACTCATACATCATTTGATTTAATTGATTTAAGAAATCATCACCATCTGAGTTTCTGACATCTTCTTTTTCTTGAACAGTATTATCATCTTCTGGAAGTCTGTGTGCTACACAAAAATAATCCACGCTCCAACCTTCAGGAACTTCTTGTTTAATCATACTCTCATAGAAATGAGAACTGAAATGCCAGCCTGTAGCTATCACCAATATCTTTTTCACAATACTTTAACTCCGTAAAACTTTTCAAAGTCTCTACCATCTTGTTTTGTATTAACTATCGGTTGACCTTTTATGTTAAGACTTGTATTCAATACCATAGGACATCCTGTTTCTTTGTAAAACCTCTTTATCAAATCATAGTATCCACGATTCTCTTTTCTGTTAATAGTCTGAACTCTTGAAGTACCATCAACATGACATATAGCTGGATACTTTTTTGGATATTTACATTTAGCAGTAAATTGCATGTAAGAAGCTCTATTTACAGGTAAATCAAATATTTCGTGTGCATGTTCTTCCAACACAGATGGAGCAAATGGTCTAAACTTTTGTCTTTTCTTAATTACATTAACCTTATCTTTAATATCATCACCTCTTGGATCTGCGATTAAAGAACGATTTCCCAATGCTCTAGGTCCAAATTCCGCTCTTCCATTTGCTATACCAACAATCTCACCTTTTAGTAATAAATCAACACCTCTTCTAACTGGATAACTACCTTTTATATCAGTTCCTAAGAATGTGTGAACCCAATTTATTTTTCTACCATACACTCTAGCAGCTGAACCGAGAGATGAACCGGCATCACCAGGATTAGGCATTATCCAAATACCATCCCAATCTTTAGCTATCTTTTCATTAGCGACACAATTAAGAGCAACACCACCCATAAAGACTAGATTATTTGATTCAGGAACTATTTGTTTAGCTTTATTCATTACCTTCATTATCTCCTCTTCACATACCCATTGTGTGTTGGATGCTATGTCAAACTTCCATTGTTCCGAACCATCATCTTTGTAAAAATCTAAATCCCACCATCTACATCCTTTATGAAGATTTATATTACTATCTACCAAATCACTATGTATTTTGTTCTTTATTTTTTCATCTCTATTTCCCCAAGCATCCATACCCATAAGGATGTACTCATCCTCTTGTGGTTTCAATCCTAACCGTTGAGTCATAGCCGAATAAAAAAGACCTATGGATTTTGGATATTTTTGACTCCATCTCTTTTCTAACTTATCACCATTACCATACCATATCGTAACAGTTTCCCACTCACCTATAGCATCAATAACAACAATACAAGCTTCATCAAATTTTGATGTGTAGTATCCAGCAGAAGCATGACTTTCGTGATGTTGCACATACTGAATTTGTTTGTCACCTATCCATCTTTTCAGATACTCTTTAGGAGTATTATCTCTCCTAAACACTTCATCGTATTGCCCAGCGTATAACTGACGAGATTTCTTTAACCAAGGTCTTTCAAAATATGAAACCACATCTGGCTCACCATACGATAGAGCTTCATTCATTATTTCATCATTCAAAAGATAGTCATTTTTCTTTCTACTATATCTCTCAGAATGTGCTGCGAACTTTATCTCACCATCCTCTAAAACGGCAACTGCAGCATCGTGATTTAAAGCGTTTACTCCTAATATCCTCACATGTAACTCCTATTTATATATGAAATGATCTGGATCATTCATTTTTTTCATTCTTTTTTTGAATTTTCTTTTTTTATTCCAATTTTTAAAATAATCAACTATCTTTTTTATCATTCTGACCTCCTGTAATATAGTTACAAATCATATCCAAAGCTAATTTATCAGCTTTTTTATTCGGATGTGGATCTATACTAATCCAATTTTTAGGTGAAATTATACTCCAATACTTTTTAAAATCCTTATCCGATTGGTTCTTGGGATTGTTAATGTGATAATATTCCCAAAACTCTAAATCATCACATTTTGTTTCATTTAAACCATATCCCGCAATCCCTTCAAACGACAAATTAATATGAGATAATTTAGCTTTTTTAAAAAAATCCACCATCTTATTATCAATATCCTTTCCATAATCATACGGATGTCTGAATGGATAACCACCAACATTATATAAAAAGAAAACTATATTTTTGTGAATCTTATTTATATCTATAATTTTTTGTTTATATTCAGTTAACCATTTATTAGCAGCTACTTTCTCACCCATTTTTTTAATATCACCAATAAATTCATTAAACTTTTCTGTAGTAGATACTGAATTAATTTCGTTTCTAACTGGAGTTGGTAGTTGCACAAATATAAAATCAAAAGTATCTTTTTGAATACCTTTTAAATAACTTTCAATAGTCCACAACCCTTGACCACCAAAAGATTTTAAATCAATATCTATATCTTTTGGATAATTTTGTTTGTCCATCCTTTGAACCCAACTACAACCTGTTATTAAAATTTTCATTCAAAGTCCATATCATAGATTTTAGAATCATATATTGTGGACGCAGAGTATTTTATATTTTCAGTTAGTATTTCATATCCTATTTTATCTTTTACATCATACATATTTTTACCACTCACGCCATGTAAGTCTCTCTCTTTAGAACCACCTTCAAAGAAAACAACCGAACCATTTTTTATTTGGTCTTTTACACCATTATATAAAATCTCTAACTTTTCTCCAGTATTATCCACATCAAAGTACAAAAAATCAAATTCCTCAGGCTCTTTAACCCACTCAAAGAAATCTATTCTATCCAAAGTAATATAATCAGTAACACCCCATTCTTTGTATGTATTCTGTGTTGTAGAACTATCTCCCCAATACTCATCAACCCACATATCATAAGACTTTATATGTCCATCTATATTATAATCACTAAGAGCCTTGGCCATGGTTACTGTAGTGAATCCTCTTCCTGGTCCAAACTCCACTATCTTTTTTGGTTTCACAGAAGCTACAAATCTGTACAATATTGGTAACCATTGGTACTTTCCATGATGTGGTATTCTCACTACAAGTTCTCCTTAACTTTGTCTACTATATATTCTGTTTCTAAAAATGAAAGACTTTCATTCATAGGTAAACTAACGGTTCTTTTTTCTAACTTCTCTGATTTTGGACAATTAAATTGTAAACCATTATTATATATTGGATTTTTATGTAATGCCGGATAATGAATACCACATATTATTCCAGCATCTTTCATATTCTGAATGAACTTTTCGTTATCTAAAACCTCTATTGTGTATAAGTGTTTACTTTTGTTTTCGTAACCAAACTCTTTATTATATATATTAACTAACTTTCCCAAGACCTTCATTTTTTGATTAAAACTTTTAAAGTTGTTCATGACTATTTTTGCTTGCATCGAGTTCATATAAAACTTATAACCAGGAAAAGAAATCCCCCTTTCCCAATTATTTTCAGCAAATGTAGTTCCATTTAGAACAGCTTCTTTCATCCACTTATATTTGTTGTAATCATCTGTAACGATTACTCCACCATCAGCTCCACCTAAAGGTTTTGTTGGATAGTGACTAAAAAACATAATATCATCTGGTTCACACTCTTTTCTGAATTGTTGTGGTTCTAATTTTTGAGCAGAATCAATTACTTTGAATTTTCTAAATTTATGTAAAATGTAAGAGTCACCAACCCAATCCACATCGTCATTAAATCTAACTATATTACCACTTGTTATAATAGCGTTAGCAACAACAGGTGGAATTATACTCGGTATGGTTATCTTACGAGGATTGAGAAACTCTTCCATTTTAAATATTAAAAATATCGCATTGGTGGCACTATTGATGGCACATGCATATTTAGCACCAACATAATTAGCTATCTCTTTTTCGTATTCGATTACTATTTCATCGTGTAGTAAATTACTAAACTGTGAAGTATCTATTGTATGATTATTTATGTGAAACAGTTGAATCATTTATAACTTTTTTCATTTTTGTTGTATCCATAGAACAATCTGTTGCCATATTAACATCGGATATGTCTTTTAAATAAATAGGCTCTATACTACTATTTTCATTTTTTACGAAGTCGTAAACAGATTGTGATTCACCACCTACATTAATTATACCTTTTTTATCTAACAATCTCAAAGTAATCTTAGCAGCATCCTTTATCCACATCAAACTCTTTTTCATATCTTTAATAGCTTTCGGATGTGGAAATGGTTTTTTGTTCATAGCCATTCTTAGTATCAAATGTTTGTCATACATTTGAACTGCACACTCACCACCTAATTTAGACCATCCATATTTTGTAAATGGTTTCATAGCATCAGTTTCTTTGTAGTTTCCATCCTTACCTTCATAGACATAATCAGTAGATATATAAATTATTTTCTTATTATATCTTTCACACATTAGAACGGTATTGGCAGTTCCAACTATATTTGTCTGTATACTTAACGATGGATTATCCTCGTGTATAACCATAGGTCTAGTTATAGCAGCTGCGTGTATTACAATATCAAATTCCGATTGGTGTGTGTAAAAGTATCTATCTAGTTTCCAATAGTCTCTTATATCAGCATCATCTTTAGTTGGTGTAAGAAACGAGTGTTCTTTACCTTGTTTAACCAGATGTTTACAAAAATCACCCTCTCCTCCAGTAATTAATATTCTCAATCAAACTCCAAATTATTATTAAACTTGGCTTTAATTTGTTCACCCTCTACATCTTTAGACCAAAACATAACACCTAATGTTTTCCTATCCATACCTTTAGTAATTTCAGGTAATCCATGCCAAGAATTTTCTGAACATTTAAATATATTTAATTGATTAAATTTATATGGTATAGTTCCATGCTCCTCTCCGTTATGAACTCTCAAGTCAAAAGAAGAATCATATTCCTCTGACAAACAAAGTATTGCACTAAATTCTCTTTTCCAATCTTTGTGTATTCCGTGATGACTGGCATCAACATGCATTCCTAAGTAACCACCCTCTCCATTTTTGTTAGGTGTAACCATCATACCACCACCATAATGAGACATGTCAGGAAAACATTTAGTATTGAATCCCATCATCATATCGGGATTACAATGTGTTGCTATATAATCTAACAAAAGTAAAGCTGGAGTTGGAACATTCTCACGACCTAACTTAGAACAATACTGAATCTGTCCAGCATCATCTCCACCATACTTAACCCAATCTTCAACCTCATCAAAACTCTCAGCAGCTGCTCTTACCATTGCCTCTGAAGGATGAAAATTTTCTATTGTCATCGCTGGATATGGTTTTTCTATTTTAGTTACTTTCATTTTAAATATTCAACATAATATACAAATAAATAATCATTAAGTCAAGAATTATGACGATAAGTTATTTTTTATTTTTTTGAAATCACTATAATTTTCTATGTAATCTTTTACGTTATAATGTGTGTTTGCTAAAACTAATAAGACAGAATTTTCGTTTTCATAAATTTGTTCATCCCAAATTAGTTCAGGAATATATAATGCCTTTTCAGGCCTATCTAACACATAATTTTTTATATTTTTACCATCATCACATAAAACAGTTACTTTACCACTCAAAGCAATTAGAATTTGTTTAGTTTTTAGATGACTATGTTTTCCTCTATCATTTTGATTTTGAACACCATATACATAAAACATTCTTTTGACTCTAAATGGTATATCTCTATCTAACTCAATTGGTGTTAATTTACCATCTGGCTCAATAAATGTTTTTAACGTAAATTCTTTTACATCGTCTATCGTTATCATTTATTCTCCGTTGTCCACTCTTCTCCAAAGTGTCCGACTGGTACTCTGAACTCATCCTTTGGATTATATTTTTCTGTTAGATAATACAATAAAATAGAGTTTGGTTCTAATGCTCTATATCCATGATATACTCCTGGTTTCATTTCAATGACTCTCGGATTCTTATCAGATAGATAAACAAATTCACAACCATCTTCTTCTGTAGCCATTCCTACTTTGAAAGAACCTTTTATACAAGTCCAATAATCAGATTGTATATCGTGTTTGTGCCAAGCCACAATGTGTTCTGTGCTATTAACATAGGAAACATTTATCTGCCCATCTATGACTTCAAATACATCTAATAACCTTTGAGCTCTATCGTCTTCATTATAATACATAAAATTCTCCTATGAAAATGACATTACTCGTGGCACATGAGTTATAAACTGTCCACCATTCTCTACGAATTTTCTCTCACTATTAGCTATGAAATCTTTAAAGTTCCAAGCTCCCAAAAAAACATAGTCGTATTCATTTAAATCTACAGACTCCCTATCGACCACAGGTATGTGGCTACCAGGTGCTAATAAATTCTGTTTATCTGGCGTAGTATCAGTAATACAGTCTATTAGAGAACTATCGATTCCACAGTAGTTAAACACCGTTGTGGACTTAGATGTAGCTCCAACACTCACAACCCTCTTTCCGTTTAATTTAAAATCTCTTAGTAATTCAATTAACTCTTTTTTTGATTGTTCAACTCTTTTTGCAAATTCCACATAAGTTTCAAACTCATTGATTCCAAATAGTTTCTCATTGAGAATATTATCTCTTACACTTTCTTTGACTGTGTTATTAGATGGAATATTTGGCTTCTTAACGTATATCCTATTAGAACCACCATGAACTGATAAGTTGTCAACATCAAAAATAATCAAACCATTCTTTCTTAAAATACTGTCAAGTGCTGTGACTGAAAATACATGTGCATGTTCATCATATATTTGGTCATACGAACCTCTCTCTAACATTGTCAATAGTGATGGATCTTCAAAAACAAACACACCATTATCACTAAGTAAGTTTTCAACTGCCGAAAAACAATCATCTAAATCTTGTATGTGACAAATACAATTAGCAGCATAAATCAAATCCATACTCCCAACAGAACTTTTAATATCATTAGATAATCTTTTTGTCCAAAATTGTGTCCAAGTTTTATATCCCTTATTACCAGTTATTTTAGCAAAATTATCACATGGCTCTACACAAAAAGAGTTTTCTGGTTCAAACTTTGATATAAAAGAACCATCATTTGAACCTATCTCTAAAACTTTTTTCGGACTAAATTCAGAATCTAACATTTCAGCGGTGCTTTTGAAATGATTTACCATAGGTGTTGATAATGAAGTATTGTATTTATAATCTTTATTAAACATCATTTCTGGTCGCACAAACTCTTTCATAGAAACCAACTTAGTTTCCTCATCAAAAACTACTTTTAAATCAAAGAAGAACTCATCATTAATTTCTTCTTCCTTTAAAAACTTATTTGCTATAGGTTGTCTGCCTAAATCTAAAAACTCTTTTTTCATCTAATTAACTCCTTGCTTGTAAATAACAAATCTTTTTGAACTATAGTTTCTCCATCATAATGCTCACCGATACTCATTCTTTTTTCAAAACCAATATTATTCATATAATTAATAGTCTCTTCAGCTGTTGGTGCTCCTAAATTATATTCAATAAAAGCTACCTCTAATATTATAGCAGTTGATTTACTAACTAAATTTTTACCACCTTTTAATATATCTAACTCAGAACCTTGTGTATCTATTTTTATCAAGTCAAATGAAGAATCATCTTCAAATAAATTATCTAATACTTGTAATCTCACTTTATTTTTTTGAACTAGATTTTGTATATCCCAATAATTAGCCTCTTCATAATACGAATTTCCCTCTGTATGTGGTTTGTCACTTCTAGTATAAAAAGTAACTTCTCTTTCTTCATCACCTAAAGCAGCTATGAGGTATTCATCTTCCACCATGAAAGTCATACTCTTTAATTGTTGGTCGTGTAGAGGATTAGCCTCTATCATAAAAATAGGAGTGGTTGGCCAAACTTCTTTTGACCACCTATAAAATTGTCCTGAGTGTGCACCGATGTCTAAAATATTATTCGGCTCTATACCCAAATCTCTAACATCGCCTAATCTCATTGTTTGACCTTTTCTATAGGACATACTATACCTTTTTAACTAGCAACCCAAAATCTCTAAAATACAAATAATCTATGTTTGTTCTCAAAAAGCAATCTAATGCATGTTCTGGAGTTTCAACAATGGGTTCTCTATCATTAAAACTTGTATTGAGAACAATAGGAACTCCTGTTCTTTCACCAAACTTTTTAATAAAATTATGATACCATTTATTATCTTCTTCATCAACACTCTGTAACCTAGCAGTTCCATCATTGTGTGTTACTGCTGGAACTTTATCAGCCATACCATCTTTAAACTTTAATGCTATACTCATGTAAGGACTATCTACATCGTGTACAAACCAATTTGAAACCTCTTCTCTTAATATCGATGGAGCGAATGGTCTAAACCATTGTCTGTGCTTTACCTTATCATTTATAATGTCCTTCATTTTAAGACTTCTTGGATCAGCTAATATACTTCTATTACCCAACGCTCTTCTACCCGACTCCGATCCACCACCATAAACTGATATTACGTTGTCATCTTCTGTCAATAAGTCTACCACAAAATCATCATCCGTTTGACTGAAAGTACACTCATTATCACGCGCTCTCAGAGCCTTCTGTATATCATCATCATCATAAGTTTTTCCTAAATATGGACTTCTATTTTGTGGATTGTTGTATATTCTTGGATTATCTAACACATGATGCCAAACATATCTACACCCACCTAATGTTAAACCAGCATCATATGGTATCGGATCACAATATATATTCGTATCTGGAAACCAATCAAACATCTTACCCACCATAACACAATTTAAACTAACCCCACCAGACAAACAAATGTTCTTTGGTTTATACTTTTCTATATAAGAACCAAATAATTCTTTACAAACATTCTCTGTTTCTAATTGAAGCGAAGCAGCTATATCAAACTTATTCTGCTCCGATTTGCATACCTGATAATGTAATTCCCTTGTATCTACTGGTCCTGTACCACCCGAACCCATATTTTTAAAGTGATTAATGTACTTATCTGGATTACCAAAAGCAGCCATTCCCATGACAGTTCCCTCTTCACCCCTCTTAACTGGATTTCTATTCAAACCAAATATATGATATGTACAATGATCCCAATACACCCCAACATTTAACTTAACTCTATCAATTATCTCAATAGGTTCTATTTTATTGTCTCTACCTAACCAAAATGTTGTAGCTGTAACAGTAGCACCAGGTTTAGGCCATTCATCTAAGTCAGACCAACTATTTTCTCTACCATCATTATAGTCCACACCACCACCATCTATTGTAATTATCAAAGCATCTTTAAAAGGACTAGTATAAAATGAGTTAGCGGCATGTGCCTGATGATGGTTGGTTATAAATAATTTAGCAGATGGAACAGCAGACTTAAACTGGTCCTCTGAATAACTAAAGTATTGTTTAAATTTACCTGTTCTATTAGTTACAATATAACCAAAATCCCTATCGGTTTCTTGTTCTAAAAATAACTTTAAAGAATCACCCTTACAACCCTTTTGCCTGTTAAATCTTTCAAGTTCATTATGCACTACTGGAACACCATCTTCTAAAATAGCATAAGCAGAATCGTGTCCACCATGTAATCCTAATATTTTCATTCTTTTACTCCTGTAAGTTTCTTAATGTTTCTACACCTTCACAAACTAATTTAATATTATGCCACGCACCGCCTTTATTTGCCCAAGGTTTATGAATACCAAATGGAGCTTTCATATCAAGTGGTGAAATATATCCATTGTCTATTGCGAAAGTTATTACATCTCTAGTGGTTGGTTTAGTGACATACTCTGAAAAGAAATAATCTTCTGAATAAGGTTTTCCTGCAGCAAGATATTCATCGAAATGATTCTTAACTAAATCCAACATAACCTCTTTATTTCTTATAGATAGAGCACCATTCATTGGTAATACTTGTGGTCCATTGTATGGTGCAGAGTATGCACCTCCAGGTTTTAGTGTTGGGTATAAATCATCTAACGGTTCGTATAGTTGCGATCCCCAATAACCACCTATATAATCATAGTTTTCAAACTGACTAATTTCATACTCTGAATTTGGACATAGCATAGTGTCACACTCAAATTTTAATAATATGTCCCCATTGATATTGTCCCAAAAACCCTCTGTTCTTAGTAAATCACTTTCATCTTTATGTGTCATATTTTCAACACCTAAATTATGTAACACAAACCTTTCATTAGAATTAGCATTAGATATTATTTCACTTTCGTCTATTATACCTTTTATATAATCAATGTTGTGAGTACCGTGGTTTATTTGAACACCCCATTCTTTTGGCAAAACACTCAAGAAATTTTCCAAGACAAATTTCAATGCTTTGTGTCTTCTCGGTTCGGTTAAAAATGCTATCTTTCTCATTTACTTGCCTCTAAAGTAAAAGTCTCTAGTTGTAAAATTTCTGGTGTAAGACCATATTTTACATTAACTGAATCTGAACAATTTTCTAAATCTTTTAGATTTTCATCTTCACTCTCATTTATCAAATATGATTTCACTTTAGTAAACCCAACTGATTCAAGTAAATCTTTAAGCACTTTTTTATCATATATGAAAACATGTCCCCAAGCCCTAACAAAATTATTAATAACATAAGTATCTATTGCAGTAAAAACATCATAAGCCGGATGATTAACATTATAATCAATGTACTTCTTCTGTAAGTCTGTCTTATTGTCGTTATAGAGTTCGATAAAAAACTTCAAATCAGGTGTTGAAATTCTAATTTTACCATCATTTTTTAAAACCCTAAAAGATTCCTCTAACATAAATTTACCGTCTTGCAGACTTATGTGCTCAATCATATGTTCAGAAAATATATAATCAACACTATTATCTTCATAAGGAAATTTTTCAGTAACATCTAAATATTTACATCTTCTTAAAGATTTATCAGAGTCGGTATTTATCCACCCATTAATAATATTTCTACCACAACCCAAATGTAATTTTATCATTTACCTATCACCTTTTCTACATATTCTTTTAAACTGTGTTTTGGTTTCCAACCAAGTTTCAACTCTGCTACAGCATAATCACATAATGTTCTATCATACTCACCCTTACGTGCTGGAAGATACTCTCTAGGATAATCCTTACCAAACATGTCTGCTACTTCATTAATTGAAAAATTAACTCCGGTACCCAACTCGAAAAATTGAGCTTTAAATTCATGATTAACACATCTTACTAAACCATCTACAATATCTTCAACATGAGTAAAGTCTCTTCTCTGTTGACCATCAGCAGTAATTGTCAATGACTCACCATTTCTATATTGTTTTTCAAAAATACCTAAAACCGTTGAATAATCTCCATCCTCTAATTGGTAAGGTCCATAAACATTGTAAAATCTACATATAGAAGTTGTAAGGTCATATACACTACTATATAGTTTACATAACTCTTCACCACTCCATTTTGACCAAGCATATGGACTCTCATATAATCCATGATGAAACGAACTAGAACCAGCATAAACAACTGGTATATTTTTTAGTCTCGCATATTCCAATACATTAAGAGTTGATATAAAATTGTTTTCTATATGTGGAGCAGGATCTGTTAATGATGGTTGAATTCTAGCTAAAGCTCCTATGTGAAATATTACATCTACATTATCCATAAAAAATGTATAGTCTTTGGTTTCAGATAAATCTACATCAAAATACTGACAACCATCTTGTTCATTTTCTTTTTTACCTGTCGAGTAATTGTCTAAAGAAACCACTTTATGTCCGTCTTTCAATAACCTCTTTACTAAATTTGTACCTATGAATCCGGCACCTCCTGTAACTATAGCTCTCATAACCTTTTTCCCCTATTGATCTTCAATTGAATGAATTCTTGTTCTTTTGTCTTTATCTCTAAATAAATAGTTTTTAAAATCAACTAATTCAAATTTTATTTTATTATTTTCTAAATGTCTTTGTAATATTTGTTCATGCCCCATATTATCTGGCTTATCACAATAATGAGCTGTATGTATTCCGTCTTGATGAGAATTTATAATATCCACAATATTAGGAAAAACATCAGAATAAACATCCATATTTTTACTTGAACCTATTGCAAATTGATCATTAAACCCATAGTTATGACTATTGTCATCTGGAGCATATATTACAGATTTGTCCAATCTGTCAAGGTTCAAAGGTTCAGATAAACCAAAGTCTGACCTTGTTCTTATAACCCAATCATATTCAAAATTATTTTCTATTTCAAATTCCTTTTTCAACTGATTGCATTTATATATACTATATAAACTACTGCAAACACCAAAGGTATGAGTGTATTGTAATTTTCTTTGTTCTAATACTTCAGGAACATCTAAGTCAACTTGTTTCTCAATAATCATTTTATTAATGTTAAAATTTTCATATAATTTTCCCACCCAATCATTATTCATAGGCTCACTTACTTCATCTTCTCTACCATCATAAAGTATTTTTTTAAATGTTTTTTGATTAGAGTTAGTATCCCACCAAGCATGGACAAAAACTTCAAAATCAAATTTCATATTATCAGTAATATTTTGTATACCTCTGTACACATTTCTTGGTTGTCCTGATAAACATAAAGCTACTCTCATATATACCTCACTATATAATCACTACAAATTCCAGCACAACCATCAACATCAATTGTTTGTAATTCTGGCAAAACACAAATTGATTTTTCTGTGAGTGGTTGTGTTGGATAAGTCCAAATGTATTCTTGGGATGTCAATGTTACATTATCGTTTTGATGAAAAAAACAATGAGCACCTAATTCTAACAACTCCTTTAATGCCTTAACATTTTTAGCATGACACCAAACTTCTTTCTTTAATAAAAAATCAGAATCTACTCTATATTGTGGTCTATCATGACCAGTCCACCAAGTATCTGTATACCAAACATCAAGTTCAATATTAAATCCTTGTGCGATAGCTTCTTCACAATACTTTTGTCCATTTTCATACTCATTCGGACCATTCATATTTCCTCTATGTGCTATTAAAATCATTTATATACCTCTCTAAATCTTCTGGTGTTCCTAATCCCCACATTTTTTCAATTGGGAATATTTTAATTTTCTTTTCATCCTCAATAGATTCATTGTAAACAGGACAAACATAAAATTCATTATTAGTTCGTATGTCTTTTTCAATCATTTGTTCAGCATACTTTACATAATCAGAACCCTTTCTCCAATAATAAACACCAACAGTAGCAATATTAGAAATAGGTTTCTTTTCAGCAACTTCAGTTACAAATCCATTTTCACCTAACTTAGCAAATGACCACTTAGGATGAGTTGCTTCAAATGAAACAATGCCACCATCAACATCATCAGCAACCATAGAGTACATAAACTCATTACTATCCCACTCTAAAAATTGATCTGAATTAGCCATTACTAATGGTTCATCATTATCTATTAATTCTTTTGCCAATAAAGTTGTACAAGCAGCTCCCTCTGTTATCCCATCCACTTGAACAATCTCACAATTATTATCGGTTATTAAATTTAACAGATACTTTAAATTATATTTTTTATAATGATTCTTTTGAACAATAAATATATGTTTAGCATCTATATTCAAATTCTCAACTACAACTTGTATCATCGGTTTACCATTAACCTCAATCAAAGGTTTTGGAAATGTATAACCTGCTTGTTCAAATCTTGAACCGGCACCTGCCATTGGTATTAATACATTCATATCTCCACCTTGCCATTTTGGTTTAACCTCTCCATTTTTATTAGCCAAATCTATGACTCTCTTTACCTTTTCATAAGAAACATCGTTACTATCTTCCACCGCACATAAATGAGCACCACTACTTAAAGCACCTTTTCTGCCTATATGCGAATCCTCTATTATAACAGTTTCATTCGGATTAACTTCGGCTTTAATCATGCATCTTAAATATATTTCCGAATTAGGTTTTGGGTTTTTTACATCTTGATTTGTGTATAAAAAATCAATGTGTTCAAAGAAACCCTTTCTTATGAGTTGTAATTTAGCAGTTTTTCTAATTGAATTTGTAGCACAAGCTATTATATAACCTTCTGACTTTAAGCTTCTTAATATACTTTGTATTCTATCATCGACTGAAAACCCATCGATTATTTTTAAAGTCATATCCTGTTTCATATTATGTATGGTATCGTGTAGTTTCTCTGACAAATCTTTGTTTTTAGATAACATTTTAAGTTTTCTCGTAGTTGTTAACCCATCGTATGTAGAAAGATGCTCATCTCTTTGAATTATATATTTTTCATCAATAGAACCTAATGCTTTATTTAATGCTTTGTAATGTAACTCCCTAGCATCAACCAAAACACCATCTAAATCAAATATTATAAGTTTTATCATATTCTACTCTCCAGGTAATGGTCTTGTACATCAACATGACCTACATGAAGTATAATTTCATTTCCACATCCTATGTAACCACTACCAACTCCCCATTGCTGTGGCATTGAATAAGGATGTATACCGATATTCCAACTAGCTCTACTCATCTGTAGTGGTGCTCTTTTTGGATTAGTCTCCATCAATCTACAGAACTCACTCAACCAAGCTCTACCCCTATTATCACTCACATCAAAACTACACCACCATAAATCATAGGTTAATAAATTACCCTTACTTTCATCTTCATTCAAATGATAATCACCATCGTTTCCTCTTGTGTGTATGCCATCAACTTTTACCATCTGTCTTTCATTGGTTGGAACACAAACACCAAACCTTTTTGTTATTGGTAATATGGTTCTCACATCTGGTGAAACAAACATAAGGTCCGAATCAACTGATATAGCAACGTCAGCAGTTGACTCCAATAAACCTTTAGCTTCGTAGTAATCACAACAATGCCAGCCCCATCTATGATTAGACTTTGTAAAAGGACTTTCGTCTATATCAACTAACCTCACTTCAACATCAGGATAGTTTTTACCTAACTCTTCAATATCAGTATACAATGTTAACTTAGCTTCTGGAAAGAATTTTTTCACAGAAGAATATGTTGGATCTAATCTAAACTCATCAGTAAAACTTCCTGGTTGATTAGCAGTAGACCTAGAACCAAATTCTGAAAATATAAACTCTACATTCATTACCCTCTCTCCTCTATAATTTTAGCTATGGTATTAGTAGTGCTATAATCATGATCTCTACTATTGAATATTATATCGATTGGCAAATCATCTCCTGTAAATGGTTTTCCTTTATGGTCTGCTCCTAATATACGGACATCAATAAATCCTACATTGTTGGATAGGTATTTATATAGTGCTGGTTCACCATCGTATAAAAAAGCATCGTCAACATGCCTATTTGATTTTACCATTAACAACCTTTCTTCAGCTGTCCAAATAGGTTCATTTTTAATTCTGCCATCTGGCTGACTAATTTTAGTTTTATATTCATTAACTGCTACTATTAAATGGTCACAGTATTGTGTACATTCTTTTAACATCATAACATGACCAGGATGCATGATATCGAAGTATCCGCTAGTAAATCCTATTTTCTGTATCAAAATAACTCCTCATAAACTCTCTTCATCCAATAAGTCCTATCTCTACCCATATCATTGTGAGGTATAGCATTGAATTGGTAAACCCAACCCGAATTATACAAATTAGTTAAGCTATCTTCCCAATAACATTTTGGATGATGATAAAACAAATTCTTTCTAACCATATCCATCATACCAAATTGTCTTGGTAGTAAGTTCAGCTCTAAGTTAAACTCTTTTCTCATGCAATTTATCAATGCTATATCACTTCCAGTAAGTAGTATATCATAAGATTCTATAATTTTTTTTCTATTTTTTTCATAAAAATCAAAAACTTTATCAAAAAACCATTTGTGTTTCTTACTAATAATCACAAAGCCAGTTTGAAAAAACTCATAAGATGGTATACAAAACCCTTTGTTCCAAAACATTTTAGAGTAACCATTGATAGCTCTATTTACCCACTCATAATCACCATCAGTAAGAACACTTGTGAATTGATTATTTGTTAATTCAAAAAAATCAGGACAATTAGGATGAACTATAGAATCAGCATCAACAACTAATACTTGGTCATACTCTATTTGATTGTGCTCTAGTATATCTAAAACACGCCATCTCTGCCAAGTTATTAACATATGAGATTCTGGACATAATAACTCTGACATAATGTAAACCTCGTGTCCATTTTTTTCAGCCCAAGCTTTCCAAGAGTTTATTCCATATTCATAACCTTGATGTCTATTTGAATGACCTATACTTGATTGAGCAGTTACATTTTTTTCTCTTTTTATATAAGGTATAAAAATTATATTCTTCATTTTTTACCTGTATGTTTGTCTAAGTAAAAATATAAATTGTCTCTACAATCACTATTCATATAATTAAATTTAAATTTATTTTTCCAAGCAACGTAATTAAAACTCAATTGATCTCTCTTACTACCATATTTAATTTCTTTCCACCAATCTTCCATAACCTTAATACAATCTTTCTCATTATGTCTTCTTAATATTACACCACCAGTTATTAATCCATTCTGTTCAGGATAATTATCATTCATATATCTTTCCATTTGATTTATTATGACTTTTGGATTATCTTTATAATTTTTCATTCCTCTTTCAGGAGTTATTTTCATATTTTTTTCACCGAACATCAGAATAGTTCTAGCCTCATCATAAATACAATTTCTTTTATCATAGGCCGGTTGTGAATCATGATTATGAAAAACTGCATTAACATTATTTAAATATTTATCTACTAACTCATTAACATCTCTCTTTATTATATAATTACCATCTATGTAAATACTGATTTCATATCCTTCGAGAAACCTATGTGGTAGTATCTTATATCGTTTAGCATTTCTCATGTTATCTTCATATATAGGTAAACTATTTTGCTCACTAAAACACTTCCAATCCCAACCTTCCGGTAACTGTGGTTCTACTACATCATCATAGTTTCCAAATACAGAAGTATATACAATTTTTTTGTTCACAGATAGGTTTCCCCTTCTACAAAATTATGTGCTATTGGAAATTGTCTTTGTACCTCATAACAATCTGAGTATCTGGCAACGATGTGATTAGCACCACATTGATTACTTATATTCACTTTGGCTTTAGATTTTATATAAAGCTGTATTCTCAAATGCATATGTTTCATATCTAAAGCTTTATCAACCGTTTTATACCCTATATCATCCAAGTCCTTATAGCTCCAATAAAAATATGGAAGTTTATTATCGTTTAAAAATTTATCTATTTTAGTATAGTCATTTTTGTAAGATTCTTCATCATACTTACCATACTGTGTGCCAAATCTGTCTGATATTAACAAACAACCAAACTCTTTATTACCAACATATTCACTAATGATAGCATCACCCAATTCCCTTTCCTCATCAGACCAATATACCTCTGGTTGAGAATCTTTTATTTCCTCCTTATTGAATTGCCAAAAAGTTAGCATTTGTTTTACTAATGGTATGTTTGGATTATCTTTATCATATATTCTGTAATGGTCGTGGTATACTTCACCATCTATTTTATCAACAAACTCATCTATATATGGATTATTGTCAAATGTTATATGAACATTATTATGTTCTTGTCCGAATAATTTTTTTAAAAGTTTTTTAGATGGTACGACCACTTTACAATTAGGATACTTTTCTTTAAGTAATCTTGGCATAGCTGTCACAATGCCCCAATCACCAATACCACTAGCAGTCTTCATAACCATAAATTCTTGCCTATCTAAATACTCATCTGGTATAAATAAACCCTCAGATTTTTCGAAACCTAAATTATCAGTTTCTTTAACATGATATAAATTATTGTCTAAAATTCGAAGAAAAATCATTTGATACTGTTTATTTCTTCATTATAAAATCTATTCTGCTCTACTTGTCTCTGTATTGTTTTTGGGTGAACAATAGAATACTTTTGCTCCATCGGTAAATGTGCATAAGTTTGAAATCCCACTATCTGTTCGTGGACAGGTTTTTCCCAACGTATGTTTGGTCGGTTACGAAAGATACGACCTTGCCAGTCAGGATAGTTTATCCATCCCTTTTCATTTATTTGATACCCATACATTCTACAATGCTCTTCCGTTATCCCATCTACCGTGTTTATTCTTGGAACATATATCAAATCAACTTCATTACCATCAAGTATCTCATGTATATCTTTCATGAACCAATGTGAAACCATTTCATCCGCATCCAAATTAAAACTATAATCACCAGAACACATATTCTTAAGGTAGTTTTTTTGACTGGCAAAATCATGTAATAGATTTCTTTGGTCTAATACAACATCCTCTGCTGATGAATAATAATCCAAAATAGCTTTGGTTTTTTCCTCAGTAGAATAATCATCTAATACAACGATCTCGTCCTGTGGTTGTTTAAATTTTACTAAAAATTCTAATAATTTTTCAAGAGTGTCGGTTTCATTATGAACCAACATTGAGTAACTAATTTTCATTGAATAAATTGAGTATTTATTTGTGTAACTTTTAGTGAGGTCAATTTACCTATTTTATAAGCTCTATATGCTTCTTTAAAAAATTTATCAGATAATATTACATCACTATAAAATCTTTTGGTGGACATTGCAGACCTTTTCTTTGGGTTAGAAATCTGAATCCTAAAATAATCATCAGTTAAATTAATTAGATTTTCGACTTCATCCAACTTAGTTTTTTTGAAATCCATTACTTGGAATAATTTTTTTAACTTAGTTGGGTTAAGATAATTTAAATTTAAACCTTCAATATTTTTTGTCTTACTGTCTTCATGTAAAAAAAGTAAAATAGGACGAGGATCCATAACACCTTGTTCAGAATAGTTAAATGTGACTATCATACCAGGTATTAGCCTACGAGATGGGACTGTTTGAATTGACTTAATTATCCGTCTGTTGTTGTATCGTCTTGCCAAGAACTTTCTCCATTTTTTCTACCATTTTATAAGCATCAGAAAATAGTGGGACCACCACCTCTGTCTCAGGACTCTGATGAGCAAATATTCTCCATTTTAATACACCATCATCAACCATAGGAATAACATTATAGTTTTCCGTGGTGAACACCGATGGTGCCCAATATCTACCCTTATCTGTTTCTATACATACATCTTTAAAATCTTCAGGAAAGGGTTTGATGTGAGTTTTCATTTTACTATTAGAAGCGTACCCACAGGCTAAACATTGCATATTTTGTTCACCATCACCTAACAATACCATTGACTCTTCTATCTCACTACAAGTTTCTAGTGGACACTTAACTCTTAACACAAAATCTTCCATTATGTTACCTTCTTTAATTTTGGTAATTTAAGTTTTGGTGGTTGTGGATTTTCGCCATCAACTTTTTTAAGTTTTGGTAATTTTAGACTAACAGCTTGTGGTGTTTCTTTTAACACATCATTAATAATACCATTAAATTTATTTGCCATAGCTTTTAGAGAAAACTCTCTTCTGTTTTTTTTACCTAAACGAGTAGCTTTCTTTTGTATTAATTTTCTTTTCTTGTGAAAAGTTCTAATTTTTCTAACTACATCCGCTTCATTTACATTAAACCACTTTGACGGTTCTACAATAATTGGTTTCCACAAAGCCGATTTAGGAACTTCTTTTAGAAACCCATCAATCAACATAGATTCTGAATCTGTAAGAAAGTCAAGATGACCACTCCATTTAGTAGCAATCACAGGTAAGTCACAGCAACTGGCTTCTAACATAGGTCTTCCAAATCCCTCACCATGAGTACAAGTAATGAAAGCGGCAATCTTTGGATGATTGTAAAGTGTTGACATTTCTTCAATAGTAAAGTCACCGTGTATTAAATAAATATTAGGTAAGTCTACACCCGTAAACATATCTTTTACTTTTTGTATTTTCTTCTTTGTTTCGTCTCTATCAAGAATACTAAAGTTGGCACCACTGGTTTTAAGAACAAGTGCTGGTGGATTAATAATATTAGAAAATGCTTTCAAAAATGATTTTATTAAAACTCCGATGTTTTTTCTATCTTCACCAAAACCACCCTTACCCCATTGCCCTACATGTAGATAAGCATAATCTTCTTTAATAAGTTCATTTAATTCTTGATACACATTTTTTTCTAATTCATGTTTTTCTTTAGGAAAATATATGTCTGTATCAACTCCCTCGAACAATACAGCTATAGGTTTTTCATTCTTTATCTCACCGGCTTTTTGTTTTTGACCATTGGGTAAATCTTGCATCTTATCGTATGTACAACGATTGAAAGTATCTGCCGTAAATTTAGATGGAACTATATTAAAGTTCATTCGATTCATACCCTCTAAAAATTCAGGAGACACAACATCTGTTTCTACACCAGCAGTTATACCGATATTGACCTTAGCACCACTGGCAAACTCATTAGGTATCCGGATATCAATAAGAACGTCTGGTTGACCTTGTATTTGTTCTTGATTTACAAAACTATCTAATAACTTTCTATGTCTTGGAACTTCAGGTCTTAGATGATTTCGTGGTGTGTTTCCCCACTTAACATCAAGACATTTAATATCCAAATCTTCCCTATCCATAATAGAATAAAAAAGAGAACGAGCATGGTCACCATAACCACTACGGGTATTAAAAGGTGCAATCATAACTACTGAACGTTTCATACTGCCTCCATATGATATTTAGGTTGTGGTTTCCAATTATCAAAAGCATCATTCATAGAATCAATAAATCTCTGTCCCATAGCTTTTGATGTCATTAGATTTTCTTTACAAAACTCAGTTCCTAACGAACCAAGTCTTTTTCTCTCTTCTCTACCCAAGTCGTATAGTTTTCTCAACTGAACAGCAGCATCTTCGGGTTGACATCTGTCATCCCAAATGTAAGGTGTCATAGGAGAACCTTGTAAAGACCTGTTAGTTGGATAAACAGGAAATACCCATTCACCATGTTCGGTATAAGTTCCTTCATGATTAGAACCTAACTCTATATAATCATCAGGTGTTAATAACTCCCCATCTTTTCTAAAACCACATTGGTCTTGTAGACCACCAGTAACATTTACGATGATTGGTGTTCCAACGGTAAGTGCTTCACAACTACCTAATCCAAAACCCTCATTACTGGCAAGGTTGATATAAACATCAGACGAGTTAAATAATAAATTCATTTCATCATCATTGAAAGGTCTATTATCTATATTATAAGTAAAACAAATATCGTAGTCAGGACATAAATGTTTATGAACTCTTGGTAAATCTGTACCGTTTTCATCTATTGGAGAACAGTGAAAGATGAGAACACATTTTTCTCTTTGTTCAGGTGTTAATCCATCCATAAAATATTTGTATGCCAATAGAACATCACCTGGCATTTTTCTACGAATGTTTCTATTACTATAAAGTATCTTAAAGGTCTTATCAGATAAACCATACTTTACATCAAAATCCAATAGTGAAGTATTATCATCTTCTATCTTATGAAATCTTCTATTTGATATACCATGAGGTACATAAGTTATCTGCCAGTCATCATAATGAGGTAATAATCTTTTGTTAATACCATAAGTTTGTTTTGATATACCCATCAACAAATCACAACTTTTATAGTAGTTAGTATTGTATTGTGGATCTGGTAAGTCATCCCAAATGTTATAGTAAAATATTGGAATATCTCTACGAATCTCAGATTCCATATTATAAAACCAAATCCAAAAACGAGGATCTGTATAGTGGAGTATCGCATCAGGTTTTTCCATTTCCATAACTTGTCTAAGTAAGTCTTCATTACCGTATCCACTCACTGGATATATTCTAAGATATCCATTTTTTATGCCAAAATCTTTTTCAAGACCTTCAGACATATCAACAATCTTTCCCTCTTCCGGATGTTTGATAGCTCCACCTAGTTGAACCCAATCGTATTCATTTAGTGTTTCAAACACAATGTCTTTTGATACAGTAGCTACTCCACTATGCATCCTTAAGTCATCAGACATCAATAATATTTTTTTCTTAGCCATTTATCAACTTCCTTGTGTCATCACCTTGATAATCTTTAGGAAAATATTTATTCAGAACACTTAATTTATCATCATATTCGGCGATAAATTCTAACTCTTTTTCTATAGTTTCCATGATGTCAGCGTGTTCTGCCACACCGACTGAATTGTGTAATAGATTCTCAACATTAATACGATGTTTTTCTATGTGTGCCTCAAAATGTATTTTACTAGCTTTAATTAATTCTTCTCTCATCAGAATTGACTCCCACTTACATGAAGTTGGTCATAAGTTTCTATTTGTTCCTGAATAGTATTGTCATGTATGTATTGATGAATAGAACGATTGACTAACTTTTGTAAATTCATTGATGAGTTGACAGTTTTAAACTTAAATTGTTCATATAGTGATTTAAGTATTTTTACAGATGTCAACTTTGTTAAACTATCTCTTTTCATAACCGATTCCTTGTTTATAACTCGTATATATAAATATATGACTCAATTAATAACAAGGGTTTTTTTTCCAAATTTCTTAGCATAATTTATGGTTGATACAGAACCTGGTGATTCAACTCCTCTTGGAATAAATGCCACAACATACTCTGAATGAATGGCAATCTGTTTATTACGAGCAAAGAAGTTTTTAACACTATAAGGTTTACCATAATTCCTCTCATGTAGTGGACAATATAAATTATGTGCCTGATGTGCTGGTGGATACTCTTCATATTGTAATCCCAATTCAAGAGCATACTTTTTAGCATAAAAATCAGCTCCTTTGGGACAACCACCACTCACGATGATTGTGGTGAGACCTTTCTCTTCTTTTAATTTAAAAATAAATTCTTTTATCTTCTTTCGGTTTTCGTATTCTCGACTACCGACAATTCCTACCTTTAAAGGATTTTCCCCCATTTACAATGCTCCGTATCATAAAATTCACAAAACTTACATACCTTACCTGGCTTCGCAGCGTAAGTTCTTTCTAATAGATATTTACCCTTATCATCAAACACACCTTTTCTAAACTCATCAAACTTAGTCATAACCTTATTAATACTTGGAACTCCGTTTGCCGGTTCAAACTTCTGGAGTCTTGTGATTAGAAAATCAGAATTCTTAGCTATCTTTCTTTTTAGAATCAAAAACATTACATCTATCTTATCTAACGGAACATCAAATAGTTCTGAGTAATATTTCTTGTAAAGCAATAACTGAGACTTCTTATTGAAATCCTTCTTCTGATAATCTGTCCAACCACGAGTAGCAGTTTTTAGGTCAACGATAACCACCTTACCTGATATCTTGTTTCGTAAAACAACATCCAGGAAACCCATCATTTCCACACCCTCTTGGACATCTTTTAGGATTGGAACTTCTATACCAACTAACTCCCAATTCTGTTTCATAAAGTATTTATTACGATACTTTCTGAAATGTTCTAAGATAGCAAGACCATCTTGATAGAACTCCATCATTTCGTCTTGACTACAAGGTAACACATTTTGACTTTCTTTTATCTTAGTAAACTCGGCAACCATCTCTTCTTTTAACCGAGACTCCATATTAATCTTCTCAGCAGCAACAATAGATTTATTGTACATTACCGATAGATACTCTTGTATTACGGTGTGCATTGCTGAACCAAAGAGAGTATGTATGTTACCTACGAAAGTTCCTAACTTATCTATATAACGAAGTTTCCATTTAAGGTTACAATCGTTATAAGTGGTAAACTGACTATGTGATATATGTGCCATTAAATAATTTCATCAATCATTCCATATTCTAAACAAGTTTTAGCATCCCACATCAAATCGTGTTTTAGTATTTCGTTGAGTTTCTTCATTGGTATCTTTGTGTATTCTTTATAGATGTTCTTAATATTCTTCATCATCAAATCCAAGTTTTGCTTCTCATCCTCGAAGTTTGAGTATGTGCCCCAAAATGTAGTAGATAATTGATGAACCAACATATAAGAATTCCTACTCATATATCTTTTCTTACCAACTACCGTTAAGAATGTCGCGGCACTAGCAGAAAAACCATCAACATATGTCTCAACAGGAACTTTACATCTCAATATAGTATCCATAGAAGCAATACCACTAACTATAGTTCCACCACCTGAATTAATAAATATTTTTACTGACGGTGGTAATATACCAAGAGTTTTTGATAATGTCAAGCTTTTACTTTCTAATTCACCAATCTTTTTATTTAACTCTACACAAGAATTCCTATTTACGCCGGAGTAAAAATATATTTTATTATCTTGTACTGATATGTGTTTTTCACCAGTAGAAGTATCAGCTTTTCTTGGTTTTTGTTTCTCTCCCCAATGTCTTTCCATTATTTACCCCATTTTCCATTTTTAACGATTGTTGCCATAATACCATAGTTAGATACATCCAAATAAGCATCTTCCATAGGTTCACCTTGTACTGCATTATCTCTACCACTCATTAGTAAAGTCTTAAGTCTTTGTATCTTGTCATTCATTCTAAACCAAAGACCTGTAAGTGATAGGTGTATTTCCTCTTCAGTTTGTAACATAGTACCAACTGAAATATTACCAGGACCATAGTCGTGTTGTTTCTTTAAGAACAACTCGTATTGTTGTCTTTGTAATCTTTTGAACTCTTTTGTCATAACTGGCCATTCCTTTTCCATTTGTTCTACAACTGGATGAATGTCCTCTACAACTTCTAGTTCTCTTTCTTTTATATTCATGTTATACCTTTATTACATTTGTTAATTGTATTAAAATAATTGATATCGCTAATAATATACTTATTAATGTTTTAAGTGTAGGAATTTCACCAATTAGTAACCAAGCTAGTAGACCAAACACAATCGTACTAATACCAAATCCAGCCAATCTCATGTTCCAAAAAGCACCAAAGTATTCATAAGACCATTTGGTGCTCCAAAAGAATAGTGGTGCTATAACAAGACTTGTAGCGTACATCCACCAGATAGATTGTAACCATTGTTTATTCCACACAACCCATCCTTGTAACTGAAAAAATGCGAATAATGAACCAATCAATTGAGCAATAATTGCCATCCATAACTTACTCATTTAACACCCATCTTTTTTATTTCCTTTTCTGTTTTACCATACTTGGTTAGTAAAGACTTTAACTCGTCTTTGTTCATCAGTCGATAGTATTCACCGGCTTGTATCTTGCTGACCTCAAAGTATTCTTGAATAAAAGGAACAACCTTTTCATTGACCTTTGTTTTTTTACCACTAAGGTATCTTAGATATGTTTTCTTGTTTGGAAGTAAAGAACAATAAAACTTGTAGACAGCCGAATGTGGCATCACCTCGATTGTTAACTTCTGAAAGTGATTAACAATAGGTAAGAAATCATCACTCATACTTAAATAACGATTAACCATGAACGGACTAAACTTCTTTTGCTCTTCTTCCGAAAAACTATCCCAAGGTCTTTTTTTGGTAAATAGTTCATCTATCCACTTAAATAAGTTCATCTAATTCCTGTAGTGGTAACATCTCCCCACAATTTCCACAATTAAAAACTTGGATTGGAGCGATAACTTCTTTACCAGTAGGTGAAACAATAGCAGATATTTTCTTTATAACATAACCTTGTATAAAGATACTATTCCCACACGATTGACACTTCATAGTATCAGCATCCTTCAAATCAACTTGAACTTGTTGTTGTGGTAATGGTTTTTTTGGTTTCATATTCATTGTAGTCTCCTAAGTATGTTAGAGATGGTAGCCATAAAATTTATTTCTTTATCTACGACCAATACATCTTGATAAGAACCATTTGATATATCAACGATAATCTCTGGTAGTTTCTCTACAGAAATATTCTCTACCTCATCATATAGGAAACGATACAGCTCTGTGTAATCTGTAAAGTTACTATCGGCCACAAACTTACGAATAGTTCTTAAATCAACACCTTGTTTTATCATATCTAAGAACTGAAGTTTGAACTCGTTATGTAACATTCCATCTTTGTCTATCTTTAACTGACCATCAATCGCCTGTCTCTGTAAATCATTGATGACTTTTCTTAAGTCAGGATATCCTGCAGTTACCACGAGTGCCAAATCGTCTAAATCAAAAGAGATATTCTCTTCTTCCAAGATATACTTGGCGTGAACAGCAACATCTTTCTTTGATGGTGGGATAATCTTATAGGTCTGACATCTACTTTGTATCGGGTCAATAATTTTCTCAACATAGTTACAAGTCAAGATGAATCGACAATGTTGTGAGAATGTCTCCATAAGATTACGAAGAGCCGGTTGAGCTGAGTTAACATTAAGATAATCAGCCTCATCCAAGATTACAATTTTGTTTGGTTTAAAACCAACAGAAGAAGCAAAGTTCTTAAGTTTATCTCTTACCAAGTCTATGTTTCGTTCATCCGAAGCATTAATATAGAGATAGTCACATTCAATAGCATTTACGATAATCTTGGCAAGGGTTGTTTTACCCCCACCGGCTCTACCATACAATAATAGGTGTGGAACGTTTTGTTCCTCTATGAACCTCTCGACTTTTGTCTTGAGAGTTTCATTACCAACATATGTATCTAATGTCGATGGACGATATCGTTCCACCCATAATCCATGTGAACTCATACTATACCTGTTGTGATACTAAGTAATATTTAACAGAAAAGTCATCTATCTTAAACTCAATATGAGCAAGACCACCTGAACTTACTTGAAGAACTGCCTTAGAACATTCTTTGTTCGCATTTAGAACTTCCTTAAATAAGTTGGCGTTGAAGACGATTGGTTCAGTTAGTTTTACAGCACCACTCTGAACTTTGATACTAATACGATTTGAGTTGATGTCACTAAAACCAATGACGAACTCTACACCACCATCTGTTGGTTGTATAGAAAAATGTTCTACATCGGATAAAGCACCTTTACCACGAATAAAAGAATTGATGAACTGAGAATCGATATTGATAAGAGTATCAAACTCAGGTATGTTCTTTAGTTCTGGCACATCAGGAATTACACCAAGAGCAGCAAGAACATAACTTACAGATATTTTACCATCTGAAAATCCAAATGCTACAGGTTGTGATTCATCTGCTGGTGACTTAATTACATTGAAATCAATCTTATCAGCAAGAGTTCCTAACATTTTAGAAAGAAGTGGTGTGTCATAAACACCTACCTCAAAGTTTGGAAGTGATTGTTTACTAAGTGATAATTCACCCAAAAGACTTTTGTCTGGTGATATAAAACGAGTAGAAAGTGTATCGCCATTTGACTCCCACTTTACTGAATTTATACTACCACCAAGATTGTATTTTTGGATAAATGTATCTAATGTGATTTTATTCATTATTGTTATTCTCCATATTAATATATTAATTTACTAACTATTTGACTAAAAGTCAAGTTAAAAAAACTTTTCAATTGTATTTTTCTTTTCTACTGGCATATCCCAAGACATAGCATCATAAAACATCTTAATCTTTTTACTAAGGGCTTTATCAAATAATTTATCTCGGTCAATATATTGATTGATAAAATCTATGATTTGTTTAGGATCGTCATAACCTTTGTAAGCCAAACCATCAATATTATAAGGATTTTGTTTTAGATAAACCCAACGAACCTTGTTACCATTTGAAATAGGTTCGTGGTTAGTAACCTTGAAATGTCTAAGTAAGTCATTGTAAATAACAGAAGCTTTGGTGTGAACTGGTGCTCCTTTCTTCATTGATGTAAACATTGTCTTACTCTGAAATCCATTTTTTGATTTATCAATGTATTTATTCATACCTTTAACACCTGTTGGAAGAGCAATCTTATCTAACTCCTCATCCTTTAGATTATTTTTAAAATTTAGAATAAACTCATCAATCTTTTCTTTTGGAACTTTGGCAAGGATAGCTTTTAGAACCTTAGTCATGAAGTCACGAAATGCTGGTGGAAATGAACTACGAACAATATCTAAACCTTTAACATCAAGTTTCTCTACTTCCAAACCACCATCGTTGATAATCCATTGACCATATCTTTTCTTGGTAACCCAAAAAGCAGATTTAGCAATCATCTCTTGTTTAATCTCAAAACGATGGTCGCCTCTGATATTTAAAAACTTACTACTGAAGTAATTGTAAGATTTATTAATATAGTCTTGAACCTCACCAGCAATCTTAAGGATTTGTTCTGTCATAAACTTATCATCTTCGACATCAGCATTCGGAAACCTATTCTTAACAAGTGGTAGAGCAGAGTAGAAAACTGAGTCTGTATCTGTGTAAATACAATAATCTTCCTTCGTGTTTAGTATCTTATTATAGTAACTATTAGCAATCGTTTCTGTAAATTGAATCAATTTCTGACCTGTTGTTGTCGTACCTTCAGCGTTGTCAATATCATAAAACCTAAATACTGTCAATCCTAAAACTCCGTACAAACTATTTAGAAGAATTTTCTGTACCAATTGTCGTCTGTCAAAATAACCGTGTAGTTCGTCATTCCCTTCTTCACCATACTTCTTTGCCAGTTTTCTATACTCTACTCTTTCGTTAAACCACTTCTCAAGTATTGCTGGTATAACACCCTTTTGTTTGAGGTCATACAAAACACCATTTGATGAAATGGATACTTCATTCTTGTTAAAGAAATCTTTAAGTTGTCCACTTGTAAAGGTTCTGATTGTCTTACCACCCTTATCTACAGAATAGTGTTTCTCTTCACCTTTAATAAATTCTTCCGCATCCCAACCATTTATCTTACCTATTTTAGTTTCTGGCGACATATTCAAAGACATAATGATACTTGGATACATAGATGTTAAGTCTAAATCAAATACCCAATCATAACGACCTGGTATTGGTGATTTAACATACGCACCACTAAATCTACCCTCCGAACCGTCATATGTCACATTAGCTCCTTTACTCGGAGCAACTAAACCTAAACTACGAAGATATACTAACATAGCACCCTCAATGTATCGAGAACTAAAGTAAACCTCTTCGTAAGGTATCCTACCCAAGTGAGATACAGCTCTAGCTAAATCCAAAAATTTAAACTTTTGGTCAAGTGCCTTAACTATCTCAACATCGTTTAGGTTGTATTCAATAAACTTATCAATGTCATCTCTGTATAAATCATCTAATGTACCTTCATACTCGACCTTACCTAACCCTACCTCTATTGTTCCGATATGGTCTAAACGATAACTTGATTGTTGTGTATATGTAAATTTTCTGTATAAATCCATATAATCTAAAGAACTAACACCAGCAATTCTATACATCTTTTTGTTTGGATTATATTTAACGATTTGTATTGGTGATAGAGCATTAGCAAACTCCTCACCTAAAACTTTTGAAAGACGATTATATAAATAAGGAATATCAAAGCCATTAGTGTTCCAACCAGTAACACAAGTCGGTTGAACCTTTATCCAATATCTTAAAAACTCTTTGAGTAACTCTGACTCTGTAGAATAAAAACGAATGTCTACTTCGTCTTTGATATTGTTTTGTCCCTCTCCTAAAACATAAACACGATACTTTCCATCGTGTTTGGTATACATAGCAACCGAGGTAACTTTGTTTTGTGCTTTAGATGGTTCAGGAAAACCATCGGTAACTTCTACCTCGATATCAAAAAATAATTCTCTGTGGTTTTTAGATGGTTCATCAGAGTCTTCGTACCTATCCAAAAGGATACGAGTTTCTAATGGAACATCAGACTCGAACACACGACCAGTCTTAAAATCTTCCTCTGTCCAATATGTGACTTTCTTAAGTTTGTCTCCATAGATAGAGCGATATGTGCCACTTCCATCTCGAACATAGGCGTAATTCTTAAATATAAAATTTTGATAACCAGCTACATCATCCCAAAGATGAACTTCTACTTGATTACCACCTCTTTTTTCACACCAAATATTTTGATACATTTAGATTATAAAATCCCCATTTTCGATATGTAAATATAATAATAAAACCATATATAAGTCAAGTGTTTTTTAATCCATTAAAAAAATTTCTTGTGAATCTATCAATGTGTTTTGTATACTCCAATACAATCTCATTTCACTACCAGAGCCTTTATTTTGCATAACCTGTGTTGGACTTAATAAGTTATAAAAATATCCTAGACTGTCAACTATAGAATATCTATTAGTAGTCCATCTCAAAGTGTCTACATTTACATTCATTGTATCTCTATTACCAAAGTTATCATACCATATTGCTTTAGTTCTACTATTAGACAATAATCTGTAATGTCCACTTGAGTCATCTTCATCCCAATACATATTACTCCACCAATGCACCACTAATCTTTCTAAAGGTATGCTATCTTCGGAATGTAAATGTCCCCATATTGGTGTTGACGTAATCCATGTGTTATCTAATATTTCTATTCTAGGAACTCTTAGCATTGTAACTATGATATTTGATTTATTTTGCTCTTCAATCCTATCATCACATCCGAATAATAATAATAAAAATAATAACTTTTTCATTTAAATACCTTTGATAAAAAGGGGGATATATTTCAATCCCCCTAAATTTATCGTTTTAGAAATTAACAGAAAGTCCTAAGTTAAAATGTCTTGGTGTTCCCAAGAATACTTCGGCATTATGAGCAAGGTGAAGTTTATCACCGTAGCCATTGTACTTACTGTTATCAACAGCATCTTGAACATATACATCGTCAAGTGCATTAAATACATGACCTGAAAGTGTCATGTTCAAACCAGCAATTTCTGGTAGTTTATAAGATAGATGTAAATCTAACTTACCATAAGATGGAGATTTCCATACTTGTGCTCTATCAGCATCACCGTCAACCTCACGAGAATCAGGACTCCAATCAGCATAGTGATTATCATACCACCTGTAAAGACCTTGTACTCTTAATCCATCGATAGGTTTAACAGTTAATCCACCAACATAAGAAGTTTGTGGCATGTCTCCAACTTTGAGATTATTAAGAGCATATTCATACTCTGTAGAAGTCTGACCTATAATCTGACCTTCTTCATTGTATTCCATCTCTTGATAATCACCTTTGGCGTCCCCATCAAAATACCAATCACCTATACTCACAGCTACATCTAAATCAACCATCTCGTGAAGAGCAATCTTAGATTCGACCTCTACACCAGAGTGTGATTGATTTACACCTGTAAGATAAATGATGTCTGTATCGCCAGAATCACCTTGACCTGTGGTTACAGATTTAGTAAGGTTTCTATCATTCCATTTGGTATTATAATAACTACCTTTGATAGCAACCGATTCACTTCTGTATTCCCCACCGATTTCAGTAGATGTAAATTTCTCATTATCAGGATCCGTTGAAACAGTTCCATCATAAGCAATTACATTATCTAAAATGGGTGGTTTTTGGACATATCCAACATTAGCAAATGCTGAAAGCCTGTCGTCAAGATTATATCTACCACCACCTTTTACTTGGAAAGTAGTAATAGCATCGGCTTTTACAAGTTCTTTCTCAACAGAGAAATGGTCTTTGTAAGTATATCCAATGGTTGAAATACCACCCATACCATAAAGATTAATCTTCTCTGTATCGTACTGTCCTTGTAAAAAAGCACCAAACCAATCAACTGTGGTATTGTTGTGATAAGCAATAATATCACCCAATCCAACTTTCTTACCGTCAGCATAATTGTCATCAGCATAGTCTACATAGTAGTCTCCACCAAGTAAGTCACGAACTTCTCTAGCATGTTCGATACCAGCAGTTCTCCAATCAATACCAATCTGAACTTCAAGTTCGTCTGATACATCATAGTTTAACTTTGAAATCAAACCATAAGTATCTTGTCTATTGATTGAGTTTCTAAGGATACCAGTGGAGCGGTTTTCGGTTTCTGACCATGCTGAATCTACATTAGTAGAGTTTTCTGCAATCTCGCCATCCCAATCCCATCTCCAAGGTGAACTCGCCCACCATTGATTACCTTCAACAGCAGGAAGTCTTTTTACACTTCCATAAGTTCCTGTACCACCACCAGAACCACCTGACCAATAAAGAACAGATGATAATCTAACATCTTCATTGATATCATAAAAATGATTTAGGTTTACAAGTGGTTTGTGAAAGAAGTTCTCTCTCTCGTTCAAAAGAGTAGGACTGTATCTATCCACAATGTTTGCACCATACATATACCAATATTGTTTTCCCTTATAGTCTGAACTAACGGGAGCCCAATTTTGGTTAAAGAACCTACCAGCTTCATGTTGAAACTTTTCACCTTCCGCAAAAGCAGTGACATCATATCCATCAATATCACCTGCTAACTCTTGTGAATAAGTAGCTATGTTCTGTTTGTATAGGTTCTGACCATGACGCTGTGGAGCACCAATGGCATACAACTCGAATCTTTGGTCATCACTTACCGCATAAGATGTACCAAGATAATAAGCCCAAGCGTCTGTCCATGTTCCGTCTATAAAACCATCACCGGTTTTACGAACAATCGTTCCACTTACTGCCAGTTTATCATTGATTAGACCTGAGTTATAATTCAAGGTAGATTTTAGAAATCCACCCTCACCGACTTCCTGTTTGAACTTTCCACCCTTTTCTTGGGCAGCAGGATCGGTGATTATATTCATAGTTCCACCAATAGATGGTGTTGCTAGATTTACGGCTGATAGACCTCTTTGCATCTGAATTGAAGAAGTGGCATCACCCACTCCATCCCAATTAGACCAATAAACCCATCCGTTCTCCATGTCATTTTGGGGAACACCGTTTATCATTACTGCAACGTTTCTCTGATTGAATCCACGAACATTGATACGGGCATCTCCCGCACCACCACCTTGTTGTGTAGCATAAACACTTGGTGTCGTATTAAGAATCATTGGTATGTCTTGTGAACCAAGACGAACTTCCATTTCCTCTTTACTGACATTAGTGTAAGCTACAGGTGTTGTTTCATCTGCACGAGAAGCAAGAACTTCAAGTGCTGTGAGAGCAACAACATCAGTTTCTAAGTCGAAACTAACACTCCCAACTATGTCCCCAACCCTTACACTTTTGGTTTGGGATACATAACCGATGTATGAAGCAGTAAGATCGAAAGTACCTGTACCCGTCTCTATGACGAACTTACCCTCAGCGTCTGTTACGCCACCGAGTTCAGTACCTTCTATAACTACGTTTGCTCCAACAAGTGGTTCTTCTCCGTTTCCAACAAAACCAGTTACGGCTTGTCCAAAGACAAGACCAACTGACATCATCAGAACAGAGATAAGATTACGATAATTCATAATCTGTCTCCTAGCTTTGTTATTGTTAAGACACATTTTTAATCACAGGTGTGTCGTCTGCCTGTCCGCATTTCATTAGTTGGCATAATCCTGGTCATCATTATCACCATGCATTGGTGGAATTTCACAACTATCGTTGTTACAGAACTTATCGACATCAGCCTCTTCATTCTTTATCACACCAAATGATAACTTACCAAGTTTTGCAACTTCTTTGTTGTAAGTTTCTTCGTCAATCGCTTCATAAGGCATTTGTGGATATGCTCCCCAATCATGTCTCGGTAATAAACTAATACCCTTTAGATGATACTGATAATAGTTTAAACAAGGAGCAATCTGATTTGCCTCTGTTTCAGGATTAAATGTAACCGTACAACTTACTTGGTTGTCAGCCCAATGTCGTTGTAAAAACGCAGCAAGTGAGAATTGTTCCCAAATGGAGAGTTCGGAAGCAGTTCTGATTCCCTCTCCTACATCTACGGGCACATCGACAACCATAGTAGTTTCTTCAGAACCAAAAGCTGGTTCTAACTTATATCCAGCTTTCTCCAATGGTTCTAATAATTCTGAGTGTTTTGATAACCTTATTCTTCTTATGTAAAATCTTGATTCAGGATAGTGAAGTCCTGGTGTAGCACCAGCAAGTAATGATACAGTTCCACTTGGTTTAACTGAAGTGGTTTTGATACTTCTTGGAACTGCCATCCAATCTGAATATTGTTTATCCCATTGTTGGATAACATCGTACCCATCGTTTAACCACTCCTTAAACTCATCTAATCCTCTGTTGGTAACAAACTGAGCAACACCACTCACAGAACAACCTATTCTTCTATTTCTTAACATCACTCTGTTTGTATCACTCCAATGAGTTCTACCAAGTGTTACTGTTTTGGCATATAGATAAGCATACTTAAGAGTTTTCGCATAGTCTTCGAAATCATCGTGGTTGTTAGGAAATGTTTCCACTAAACAACACAACTCGTATGACTCTAAGGTTTGTTCCAAACAAGGATTACCACCCATAGCACGATGGTCTTTATTATCTCCACCATTTTTCATACGAGAATACTTTCTCATATTATCTAACCAAGCAAAGCCAGGCTCACCATTATCCACGATTCGTTTGGCAGCCTCTGTATAATCCATACCCAACTCTGCGAATATACTATTATTACTTGTCCATCCATATGTTTCTCTATGTGGGTTTACTTTATAATTCTTTAAATCTAAATATTCTTCTGAGTGTGAATTACCAAAGACAATTTCAGCAGTTCTTCTTACGTTACCAGCCACAACACATTTTCCGATAAGATTCATAATGTCAACTATTGTCGTGATAGTGATTGGTTCTCCACTATTTTTTTCTAATACCTTTCTAATGTCTTCATGTACTTCTTCTAATGGTTCATGTCCACTTGATACACCACCAAAACCACTTATTGGTTCTCCTGCTGGTCTTATCTTTGTGTAATCAAACTCTATTGGAGCTTGTCCGTGAAAGTAACTTTCTAATAGTAGTCTTAAAGATTCAACCCAACCCTCACGAGTATCAGGTATTTCGTATACTTGTTCTTCTCTATTTTCTTGTATACCTTTAACTACTATCTCCCCAGCACCTTTTGTATCAAACCCCACACCGACACCTAACATACTCGCATCCATAAGGAAACAGAAAGGTTTAGCATAGTCTTCTTTTAGTGTTTTGGTTGATACGAAGGCACAATTGTTTAGGGCGGCATATAAACCCTTTTTCTCTGTGATAGGTGTTCCCATAGCCCACAGACCGCGTCCAGGCGGCAAAAACTTCATATTGAAAATTCGGTCATACATATCTTGAGCCGACTTTTGAGCTTGCCACGCATTCCACCCTAATTGATGTGATTCAATCCAATTCATTTGCATATTGTAAGTCCCCTCTACAACACGCTGTACGGTTTCCCACCATCTTTCATTTTTACCATTATCTTTGATTCTTGAGTAAGTTCTCATATAAACTAATTCACCCAAACCATTGAAACCAAACGGAGCTTTTTTTCTTTTGTATTTGCTTATAAAGTTCTCCGATAAAACAAACTTTTTACTCATAGACTTTCCTTATGTTAACATCTTTGTGTGGACACATTCATAAATATTAAGAACAATCTTTTAATTCTTCTTAAATACAAAAATCGGTTCATATTTATATCCCGCACCCATCACACTTGATAATGTTAGTTGTAGTGTATCATTTTGAACAAACCCAAGTTCCTTTGCTATTCTCTGAGTCTCTTCCTCTATGAACTTATACTTTGGTGTATTAGCAATATTGATTAACATATATTTACCACCCTTTAAACCTCTGTAGCAGTTCTCTATTGTTTTTCTTAAAAAACCATTTACCCACTCTTGCTTTGTCGGAAACTTTATGTAACTTTGTGTATCCTCGTCACTATACTTCTCTGTATCAAAATAAGGAGGCGATGTAAAACATAAATCCAAAGAATTTCTATCTGGTATAAACTCTTCACTTCCTAATTTATGTAATTCTACTGACTTTTTCAAGTAAAAAAAATCTTTTTTTATTTTTTGCAATCCCTCGAATGTCAAACTCGATGGTTCTGTACCAATGTACTTTTTTCGTGAACTTGCCAGAAAACCTATGAGTCTTCCACCCCATCCACACGACATATCCCAAATATTATCACCACCAAACTTCTCATATATCAGTTTAGCAGCAGTTGGTCTAAAATTACTGACAGATTGTGTACCTGTGTATATCTTTATGGATTGTCTGAGTCTATTTTCTTTAAAAGTGTTTTTTTCCATACCCTCTTCACCTTTAAAATGTGTCGTATTCCACTTCCAACACTTACGAATTGTCTTTTTGAATTTTTCATCGTCATTATAGATGTCCATAGGTGACATTTTAGCACCACCACATTTAACTTCCCAAAAATGTGGAAAGTATGTCCAAGCTAACCTCAAACAATGCATTGTCTGAACTATCTTATCCTCATCTAATATGGTATCAATATTAAACTTCTGTAACTTTCTCATATGGTCGTGTTTTTCTTCTTCGCGAATTGTGTAGTGGGGAAACCCATGTCTTCTGTAGTAATCAAAGACAACTTCTATCCCATACTCAATATCAACATTACGAATATCGTTTACAACTCTATCAAACTCAACATCTCGTTCATCATATCCAAAGACATTTGTTAATATATCGGGATTACTATTCACTCATTAAATCCTCATAACGAGCAGACAACATTTGTTTAGTTTGGTTGTCTCTATTGTTGATTCTATGTTGAACATCTTTACCTTGAACTGAATTACTCTCAAAAATCTCAATCTTACCGATGTTTGTGTTGATTCTTGCTGGATAAGTTAATCCATCAGGACCAAATCTGTTCTTTATCACATGAAATCTACCAGTATTACCTATCTTATCTTCTATCTTACGACTTAACGACATTACGAAGTCTGCTGTCATCACTTTCGCATAAGATTCAGCAACTTTAGTTGCCTCAATCACATCCTCATCCAATGCACTTCTGTTTGCCTGTGATGCTGTCCATATTGGAACTTGTAATTCACCAGCCAAACCTCGTAAGTCCTCATAGATGTTACCAAGAGCATGTCTCATCTCACTTGACTTGTGAACATCTCTCATGATGTCAGCATAATCTACTAAAACCATATCTACTTTATCACCAAATGTAACCACTTTTTTCAGATGAGCGGAAAGAGTATTAACAGTACAAGATTTGGTTGGATAGTATTTGATAGTCAAGTTACCTTTTAGATTGAACAGTTTTTCCATCACTTCTTCTTTATGATATTTTAGGTTCTGACTTTCCACACCACTAAAAATACTATCATATCTTAATCCAACATAAGCCTCGTTTAACTCCAAAGTATAATGAACTACATTTAGTCCTTGTGATAAAGCATAAGCACCCATAGCACTTAACACCCAAGACTTACCAATACCAGCAGGTGCCACAACAACACCAAGTTCTCCACCACCTAAACCACCTTGCATCAACTCGTTCATAATATCCCAAGGTGTTGGTGATGTCACACGAGCAGACTCCTCGTATCTTTGCTCTATATCTTGTAAGTAGTCGTGTCCTAAGTTTCTCTCAACACCAGCTTGCATAGCAGAGTCGATAAGGGATTTTATTTCATCAGTATTACCATCAACCTCTAATATCTTAGCAGATTGGATAACAGCATCTTTTAAAACTTGTGTTTTGTGGAAGTCTAATGCCTTATCTTTGATATATTCCAAGTCTTCGGCTTCCATATGTTTGTAGACTTCTTTCAAAGAGTCCTTTACATTTACTTGTAGTAAATCCGAATCAATATCTTTTATCTTTATCTTAAATACTTCCATCGTGATGTTTGTTTTGTATTCTTGATAATACTCACGAATAGCTTTTACAATCCACTTGAAACCATCATTAGTTATATACTTCTCATCTAAGATGTCTACAATTTGCTCTAAAAAAAGTTTATCACTAATTAAACATACGACAAACTTTACTTGAAAATTATATCCAAACTCTGATATGTTTTTTGTCTTACTCATTTTTTGTTCTTCCAATAGTGGTCAAGAATATTAAACTCTGTTAACCAGTTGTCAAAATTAGGTATTTGTCCCCATAATTTATCCTTTACGAACAAAGTTTGCAACTGATATTTTACTAATTTTGGCGCCATTCCTCTGACCGAATCTCCGATTTTTAGTTTTGTCTGATTTTTGATATCAGGATCTCCCAACTGCATTAGAAGATAGTTCCTCTTTATTATCAACTCATTATCTTGTATCATCTTTGATATTCTTGTGTTTCGTGATTTCGCCATGTCTATAAGGTCTTTGGTATTAAACTCCCTATCCTCTACTAAAAGTGGGAACTCTTTTATTAAGGTTTTAACACCTATACCTCTAACACCAGGTATATCATCTGATTTATCACCATCCACCACTCTACAAGTTAATACATTTTGCGGGTAAACTCCAAACTCTTTTTTTACTAATTCTCTATCATATAATATTTTTTTAGTAGGTGAATAAAGTTTCACCCTATCATCCACCAACTGATAGAAGTCTTTATCAGCTGACATAATCGTAAACTTACTATCTTTAAGAACAACACTTGGGATATAACCGTTAGTGGAAGACATTCCAAATACTCAACAAGTCTCTTAAGTTGGAGAGCCATACTTTCTCGTTCATCATGAGGACCTCCACCCCAATCGACAAGACGATTCAAACGACTTCTAATCTTACGACCAGCTTTATATTGTGGATATATTTTTTGTCGTGGTTTGGAAGAGTTCTTACCGTCAAATACAATAATACAACGAGTAGGTTTAAACTTGTTAATTGTATATCTTATCGATTTTAAAAACCCAACCAAACCACCAACATGAGCACCATCTTCGTTTAAGGAAGGATTGACGCTGAAACTACGAATAAATGTATTGAAACCATCGACCAATAGAACATGATCGTTTAAGTTTTTAGTTTCAGGATTTACGTCAATCTCATCCTTAAATTCATAGAATCTTTTATTTAATAGATTCTTATTGGCACTACCCATCGGCAAACTCTTCGTCTGTAGTTACATCATCAATACCAAGTTGAGCAGAGTCATACTTTAGTATCAACTTTTCACAGATAGAGTCGTAGATGTATTCTTGAGTTTCTACATCAGATATAAGAGCACCGAAGTCTTTAGATTGGAACTTATGTTCTTCTCCATTTTGGTCAACGAAAGTATACCAAGCACCAGCTTGTTTTACTAACTTGTGGTCTTTCATTACAGTTAACCAACTCCCATAATCATCAATACCTTTATCAAAGAAAAGTGGAAACTCAGCACTTCTCAAAGGTGGACCTAATCGGTTCTTGATTACTTGAGCTCTTATTTTAATACCAATAGTATCTTTTTTGGTATCTTTGATTTGTCCCATATTCTTTAATCGAATACGAGTCGAGGCATGAAAAGGAAGAGCCTTACCACCAGAAGTAGTCCAAGGATCTCCAAACATCACACCTAATTTTTGTCTTAACTGATTGGTAAAGATTAAACAAACTTTTTGACGAGCAATCATTTGAGTAATCTTTCTCATAGCTTTAGACAGAACGATGGCTTTACTTGTAGCCCAACCATCCTTGTCGAAGTCGGCATCCATCTCCACTTTGGTTGAAGCAGCAGCCAAACTATCGACTAATATTGTAACCAGTTTATCTTTACTTGATTCACGAATCTTTGTAACTATTGTTTCGATTGTATCAAATATATCCTCAATTGTTTCTAAGTGGACATATAACATACTATCAGTATTCACACCAATAGCCTGTAAGAACTCACTTGAAACAGCAGACTCGGTATCAATATAAACTGCAAGACCATCTTTTCTTTGGGTAGAAGCAAGAGCGTGAGCACCAATAAGTGATTTACCACTTCCCTCTAATCCATTGATTTCTGTAATCCTTCCAGCAGCTAAACCACCGTGTGGTCTATTTGATATTGCCAAATCTAACAAGGTTGAACCTGTGCCAACCCAATCTGTTACATCGGTTGGAGTTTCTTGAACACCATCCAAGAAGTAAGCAACTTGGTTTGACTTGAATTGTTTGTTTAGTTCCCCAGCAATTATATCCGCTAATTCATCTCTATTAGACATTTATTTCTCCTAAAAATTGGGTGAGCCGGAAAAGGAGGAAACCAGCTCACCCCACCGCACGGTTTATGAATTAAATAACTTATCGAAATCATCTTCTACATTTGAAGAACCTTCAGTAGCAACCATTTCTGGTTCTTTTTCTGTTGTTTCTTCTGTAGAATCTGATGGGTTTAGAAAGTTAGAAAGATGACTCTTTAACTCATCAAAAGTTGGTTCTTGATACAACTCTTTGATGTCAGGTTGTTCATCTAACAATCTTTGTAGTAAGTTAGAATCATCGGAAAGTGCTGTAACGTTTGGTTTGACACGAATGGTAGTCTTACCATATTGGTTACCAGCTTCAGCAGGCGTTTGTCTTTCGACAACAATATCACGACCTGTTGTAGCATCGGATATATCACCATAGTCTGGATCGGCTATGATACCAAGAAGTTCTTGATATACAGTTTTACCAAATCCCCAAAACTTTACACCTTCGGATTCTTCACCACGAACAACGACAGGAACAAAAGTTCTCATCTTTGGTTCGATTCTCTTACCTTGAATCCATTCATC